CAATCGAAAATAAGGGCACAAGATAGCTGGTATGGTGTTAGGGTTGAATACACATTCGCGCAAACCCAAAATTACAAACAACACGGAATAGATTTATCATACACCAATCAAACAGATTTAAACACCTTATATAATAGTGTTGTAACCGTATCGGATGTATTCATAGCTTTTAAGGAATTATCGAGTGGTGGTTTGTTTGGAAATGAAAGTGGGAATGAATTCACCTCTGGTATTCAATATATGAACGCAGACGTGGATGGTAATGGGATTTTCAATGAGGCGGATACATATAAATTATTACAATATTTGACAGGTGTCCAACCACTTACACAATATTCTGCATTAACTTATTTGATGAAACTTTATAGTAAATCTGATTATGACGCGATTACTAAAACTAATTGGGGCACACAATTTAATAACACAAGAAGTTTATTTCCGTTTAGTTTAAACACTGGGACACTTAATAACACATATAATGTGAACGTGACCTGGATAGGTGATATAAACTTATCTCATTCGGCAAAACAAACTCAAAGTAGTGTTACTACAAACTCAATAAGAACAATGAGTTTATCAACTAATTCAGTTTCTAATCAAATTAACGCGTATCTAATGGGTGAAAATGTTGGTGGTAAGTTGGTTGTAACAATATCAGTAGACCCATTACAACAAGAATTAGTTGGTACACAATTCAATTTAAACTACGATAATACCGCTTTAAAGTTTGAAAAGGTAGAATTTACCACAAAAGGTAATCCAACTAATTTTGGAACTAATAGGGGTTCATCAATAACATTAGGTTCGTTGATAACTGACGGCTCAACTACATTGGATAAAACAACGGAATATAAAGTAACATTCTTACCTGTAATAGGATTAAATGGTACGCTGGGGTTGACGTCGGTATCAACAACAGATGCCGTTAATAAAAATGGAACACAATTAAAAGTAAAAATAAACTGATGAAAAAACTAATAATAATTCTGTCACTAATTTCGATAACATTTGTTACAAACGCACAAATTGTAAAACCAGATACATTACAACTATCGGCAAAAGAACTATTTGGAGAAAGTGATGATTGGAACGATGTGGGTATATTACAATCGTATGTTAATTTTTCAAAAGATGTACTTTCGTCGTCAAACCTTTCAGTAGGTGTAATAGGAAAGCAAGTGTCTACTACTCTTAATTTGGGGTATCATAAATCATCTATGAGCGGACAATGGGGACATACATATGCGGCATCCATAAATCCTATATGGAATTATTATGGCGTGGGATATGGCCTCAGTAGAAATTCAGAAAAAAGAACAACTACAATACAAACATTTTACTCAACCGATTTTGATTTTCAAAAAGATATCACCCTATCGTTTATTGATGTGTTTAGATCTAAGAAGTGGGGCACATTTGGTTATAGTTTAACCGCATCAAAATCTTTTTGGGGGACTTACCAAGGTGAGTGGGAAGGGAAATATACGGTTGATGAAAATGGCGATTTTAAAGATTTAATATATCCAATGATACCGGCATCAAGTGAAATAAGTTATAGAGGTATGGTGATGTACACATATACATTGAAAACAAAGAGAGTAAACATTTCACCACAAATATTCGCAATGAGTGATATCTATAAAGTATTTAAAGACGGAACGGCTTCAGATTTAGCATATCTAAATGATTTCAATTTGGATTTGTATTATGGAACATCTATTGACTGGAAGATAACTAAAAGATTTGTGTTAAATACTAATATAAGATATAACACAACTTGGGATAAATTAAGTGAATCAGTTGGTTATAAAAAGAGTAACCCAATAATGTTTATGATAGGAACAAACTTTCAATTCTAATGAAGAAGATAATATTAATATCATTGATTTTATTAGCTGGATGCACAAAAGTGGAGATACCAACACCAGATATTCCGGTTGAAAAGATATTCAATGTGGATGAAAGTAAGGTAACAAATGGTCAATCAATATATTTCGATTTACCCTCATCCGGAACCTATATGTTAACCTTAATTGATGCAACAACGAATCAAGTAATTAGCCGAGAAAAATTTATTGGGCAAAATGGTGAAAATATTAAGAAGATTTACACCAATTCTTTACCTAAAGGATATTTATATCTAGTACTTGAGGATGTAGATAAAAACCAATTAAAAAAGACAAAAATAATTATAAACTAAAATTAATGAAAATGAAAAAAATTCTCACAATAGTATTATTATGTGTGGTTTTAACAGGTTGTTATAAAGATGATATTATGCCAACACCACAATCAGTATCTGAAGAACTTAAGATGACAAGTTCGGTGGGTATTAAGTTACAAACGGCATTTGTTACCTCGGAAGTGGCAATGAATGTTAAAACTGAAACAGCAGGTTCGGTTACGGTTAAAATATTCGATATAGGAAATAGGGTTGTTTCAAAAGAAACCTTAAACGTGGTTGCTGGCGACAATCTTTTAAAGGTATACACTAGCGCTTTACCATCATCGGCATATAGAATTGGATTATTTGATTCTAATGGAAAACAATTAGGAATTACCGATTTTAATAAAATACAATAATTATATAAAAACAAATATTATGGCAGACAGAAACGGAGACGGAATAGTATATCATCGCTCAGATTGTGGAGATAACTATGTAAGATTTTATGGATTTGGTGGTGATGGTCCTTGTTCAACATGTGAAACATGGGGACTTACCGATAAAGCAATAAGATACATTCACGACCATCCTGAAATAAATCACAGAATTGAAGATGTCGTGGGTGGAGAGTGGGATGATAAAGTTGTTCCAATTTTTAAAGAAACTTATGAAGAAGTAAAAGAGGGTGTAATAGATGCGTACAACTGGGCAGATGCAAATGCTTGCAATATAGCAGTAACGGCAGCAATCTCGGCTGGAATTGTTTACGCATTCACGCCAGAACCAGCAAATCCAACAGCGGTGGCAACATCAACAACTTTATCGGTAATGGCATCAACCATCACTAGTATGGCGGTTAAAGTTGCGGTAGTGGGAGAAATGAGTGAAATTATAAAAGATGCATTTTTACTAATGCCATATGTTAGTGATAGTATTGACCACACACTATTAAAAAATATAATTTCAAATTGTTTAGCAAAGAGTTTAGATTCTGCGGCGTTATGGGCAACACCGGCTGGAGTTGGTATTGCAATTGGGGCGGCTTTTGCACCTGTTATTGCAGATTTGATATGTAAAAAAACTTGTCCTGAAGGGTTTACTAAGGCGTTTGGGGCATAATGTTAACAAAATAAACTAAAAAACTAAAAACAAATACAATGGCAGAAGAACAAGAACAAGATGGAACCTGGTCAGGTTTAAAAAAGACAATAGTTGGGGTTGCAACTACATTAGTGACGGCAGGTGGAGTATGGTTATCAACACTTTTAGGTGGTGGTGACAAAGCAGAACCGGCACCCGTACAAGCGGCGCCTGTAATTAACATTACCAACTCACAAACACAGCAACAAGCAGCGGGTGGTGGTAAAACAGTAATAATTAAAGAAAAAGGGGCAACTTCAGCACCAGCACCTAAACCTAAGAAAAAAGAGGGTGACGAATTTAAAGAAGAAGCACCTAAGTGGTAAAAACATATTAAAAAATGGTAGAAAACAAGCAACCACCAAGTGGTTTTAAAGATTTATTAAGTAACATGATGGCCAGAAGATGGTACATCACAGCATTGGTATTGGGGGGATTTATGTTTATTATAGGTGGAATGTTCTTTGCTATATTAAATAAATCAGCAATCGAAGGAGAATGGAAAGAACTTTTATTATTATTATTGGGTGCATTTATCGGTAGTTATGGTAAAATAATCGACTATTGGTTTAGTGATACAGATAAGGATAAGATGTTAGTTCAAAAAATGGATGAGGAAGATGGTACTGCATTAAGCAATACCGCAGATTTACCTGTAACTCCGCCAAACAACACACCAATCATACCTGAAGCGTTTCAAAACGCTATTGAAAACTCAAAAATAGAAAAGGTAAACGATACGTTTGAACAAGTACCAACTACACAACCAAGAACAGGTATTGAAGTTGATGAAGATGGTGATGGTATAATGGATGGTATTGATTTTGATGGTGATGGTAAAATTGATGCGTATTTTGCACATAGACAATGTGAACACGTTTGGGGTGACTTAGACGGAGACGGTACTGAAGAATGTTTAAAATGTGGTAAAATTCGAGATGATTACGCGGAAATGCCCGCGGAAGGATAAAACGACCAAATAAACAATATAAACCAAAAACAAAAATTATGAATTTCAAACAATGGGCAATTGAACTCTTCAAAGACGAAAGAGGTTCAATTTCAGTAAAACCAGTTATAGCATTTGTAGGGGCAATGTTCCTATGTGTAACTATGATCTTAAATTCGTTCTCTCACGCAGAATTTGCTCCATCACCTGAATTGGTGAATGCTGTGATGATTATCACAGGGATTGGAATGGGTGCTGATACAATGGATAAATTCTCTCATAAAAAGAAAGAAGAAACAGAAGGTTAATACGAAAGGGAGTTTTTAACTCCCTTTTTTTATGTATTTATAATAAAATAAGATATGACAAAAAACGAAATACTATACAATGTTGGTTTAACCGAGAAAGTATATTCAGAAGAAAAAGACATTGATTTTAAAGCGCTAAGATTAAAATTAATTAAATGGATTGAGGATAAAAAATCAGACACACAAGGGTTTGTTGCAACAAAAGACAAATCTATCTATATCGTTTGGAGAGGTAGTTCATCTAAAAAAGATTTTCAAAACGACGCGTCAATTGATAAAGTACCATTTGTTCAAGATGGTGAAAAAGTTCATATTGGTTTTAAATCGTCTTGGGATTCTGTAAAAGACAAAACATACGAAGCATTTGAAAAGGCGTTATCAACGTTAGGTGGTGAAGGTGAGGTCGATAATATTATTGTTTGTGGTCACAGTTTGGGTGCCGCGGTTTCTACCTTATGCGCATATGAGATTTATTCAATTTATAAATCAAATAAGATTATATGTTGTACTATCGGTAGTCCAAGAGTTGGAAATAAAATATTCAAACAAAACTTTGATAAATCATCAATTGAATCTTTAAGAATCGTCCATAATTTAGATTTGGTTACCCGCGCACCAAATATTGGATACTATCACGTTAATACCGAATTAAGGATTGATGATGAGGGTAAAATTAAAAAATGGATGATTGATACGAAAAGAGTAACTGAATATCTTAAAGCAGTTTTTACAGGTCAGACCGTTAAAGACCATATGACAAGTAATTACATAAGTGCATTAAATAAATGGAATCCTTAATATTATGTTTTTTTACCATTTATAGATATGGCAGTTGTATATCAACATGGAAGAAAAATAAGGTTAATTTAAAGGGGAGTTTTACTCCTCTTTTTTTTTTATTAAAAAGGCAATATTTATAATAAAAGTAAGTTATGGTTATATCATTAAAAAAGGCAGGAGAAAAGATTTTTGCCGGATACCTGATGTTAGCGGGTTTATTCATATTTACCGCGCTAGCAGTTCAATTATTTTTTGTCTACTTAATGTTAAGCGGGCAAGAAGATAGGGCAAGTCGAATAAGTCAAGAAGTTGACTGGAAAATTGATGGAACATTTAAAAATAATCCTGATAATATTTGGTACGAAGGTCCAGTAAAAAAATAATAAAATGAAAAAATTTCAAGACATTTTCGAATTCTCATTATTATGTGGTGCCATGAGTTTCGGTTTCTTCATATTATATTGTGGGTTTACATTATTAACAGCAGCAATTACGGCAATTATTTAAACATGAAACTAATATTAACAATTTTAGCAGTTTTAGTGTCTATAACGGCATTTAGTCAAACAATAGGCACAACTAAAACGGAAAATTATAAAGCGTCTTTTGAAACAAAAATAGACATAAGTCAATTTTTGGACTACGACGGTCCGCAAATTCCAATACAAATTCTTAAAGCGGGTATCAGTGACGAAATGTACGAAATGTACCCAGAACTTAAAGAAAAAAGAGTTGGTTTGGGCGTTGCCAATATAACAATGGAATACCTTGAAAACTTAAATAGATTCAAATTTACTGAGGATAAAACCGAAATAAAGAATCGTATGGTAAAACAATTCCAGGCATCTCAATCTGGGATATCGGAAAACAAACTAGATGGCAGGGGTAAAATTAATCTAGCGAAGTATTTTGTAACAGTAGAATGTTATGATTATTCGATTTCTGAAGATGAAACGGTTAATTTAAAGGATGGTGTTAAAGACAATATGGTTACACGTATTGGTTTACAGGTAAGATTCACTGACGCTGAAACTGGAGTATTATTCGGGGCGTCTGGTTTGGGTGAGGCGGTAACAAATAGACAATTAACGTTATTATCTGACGCAACAGTAGATCCGATTAAATTTAATCAGTCAACTATCTCAATTGCAACAAAAAAAGCGTTAGACATTGCTTGTGCAAGAATTCTAGATAGAATGATTAAAAAGGGGATTTTTACCGAATAAGTTAAAATAAAAGAAATTAACAATAAATTAAAAGGGGTCCACAACCCCTTTTTTTTATATTTATAAGTATGAGAGTGTGTGAAGTTATAGATGTACCACAAAAAGTTGATTGTGAAAATTGCGTCCCTTGTTTGAGGTTAAAAATGATGGAGATGGGCTTTATATGTGGGCAACAAATTGAAATAAGTGAAAAAAAGTTAGGATTATACTTGGTTAATATTCTATCTGGAAGTGGTCACGTAGAATCAACTTTAGCATTAAGACCTGAAGAATTGGATAGAGTTATTTTAAAAAATATATTATGAAAAAATTTAAAAAAAACAGTATGAAAACAATTTTATTTTTAGTTTTATTATTCCCAACTTTAATGTTCGGACAGGTATCAACATGGAGAACTAATCCACCGCAACAATCAACACCACAACCGAGAGTTGAAACACCAAAAACACAACAATCAGCCCCACAAAGAAATGATGTGAGTAATTGGAGAAATAATCCACCACAACAACAATTACAACCTAATCCAGACCCGCGTGGTAGAATACGTGTTCAAAATTGGAACAGGCAAAATCAATTTGGGTATTATTGGGGTAATTGGGGGTGGTATCAACCATTACCATATATTTGGTATGATGATTTAGGGTGGAGACAAAGAAGTGTAATTCACATATATGAAAGTGGTAAAAGAGACACGATTAGAAAGGAATCGCCATATACCACTTTTGGTTTTGGACATACCAATAATAAGCAAGTGTCTTATTGGGGAGCAGTCGGAGGTAAAAAGGGATATTTTATTTTAGATTATGTGATGACATATGAGATTGATCAAAATAAATATTACCCATATGGCAACATTGCTATAGCTGACTTCCCAATTAGTGATAATGATTTTAAAAAAGAGTCAGCAATTTATTTGGGCGCGGGTAAAAGAATTAACAAATTGGGAATTCACGGTATGATTGGTTTTGGGCGTGAAATTTTGAGATATCAAGGTAGAGATGCTATTGGTGGAATATCTTTTCCAAAGTCGAATACAAACTTTACAACATTCAAGATTGGTGTTATTAGAGATTTTAATTTTTTAACTATCAAATTTGACGTCGACCCAATAAGAAAATACACTCAAATAGCGATTGGTCTTAATAATAAGTAATTAATGAAAAAAATTATTTTTTTATTTATTATTCTTTGTTTTGCCTCAATATCGTATGGGCAAACATACAGTCAAACATTTATCGATAAATGTAGTGGTGAAAAAAAAATAGCCACAACAACAATGATAAATGGTTATGCTACAGTGTCTTTTTACAATCAAGTTAGAACCTTTTCACCATTAGAAGTACAAACAGGTGTTGTGCAAACGTGGTTATTAACAACAAAAACCACATATGAAGCATTAACATGTCCGGTTATTAATAACCCTGTTGTTCAACAAGCTGTAGCAAACGCCGCGGCTTCGGCAGCGTCCGCCGCCGCTAGTTCAGCCGCTAGTTCAGCCGCGAGTTCTGCTGCTAGTAGTTCTGCAAGTTCCGCAGCTAGTAGTTCCGCAAGTTCTGCCGCGGCTAGTTCTGCGTCAACCCCACCGCCAGTGACACCACCACCATCAAGCGGAAGTTCATCATCAACACCACCTGCAACGAGTGGTGGATCATCATCCTCTAGTAGTTCATCTTCTAGTAGTTCATCGTCATCATCATCGGAAAGTAAAACAGAAACTAAAACCGAAGCAAAGACGGAAAGTAAAAGTGAATCAAAATCGGAAACTAAATCTGAAGAGAAAAAAGAAGAAGCTAAATCAGAAACTAAAGAAGAAAAGAAAGAAGAGAGTAAATCAGAGGAGAAAAAAGAGGAAAAGAAAGAAGAAAAAAAGGAAGAAAAGAAAAAGGAAAAAGCGGCGGTAACTAATCCAATGTTATTGTCATCAGATTTGTCAACAATTGAATCGCCTGACGGTAGATGGTTACAATCAGCAACTATTGGTGTTTCTAAATCATCGTTAGGTGGCGATAAAAGTTATTCTGCAAATACGGTCATTATGAGCGATTTAAAGACGTTTATTGTTAGTGGTGGATATACTAAGATGGACTTTAATGGAGGCAAATTAAACGCAATACATTCGTATTCAAGCGCATTTGCTTATTTGAATGGTAATTACATGAATTTATTGGGGTATACGTGGATTAAACCAACCCCAAAACATGGTGTTTTTGGTTATAACTTAGGTTTGATTAATTTATTTTTGAAATCGACAGATACCACATATGACTATAACATGTCAACCTCTGTTGTGGCATTTTGGACCAAGCCATATCAGTATAGTAAAAAATTAACCATTTCACCTCAGTTATTTACGATGTTTGCACCAATATCTTGGAATAGTGTTGCTGGAACAACTACGGTAAATAGACATATGGGCTTTTTGGTAGGTGCTTCCTTTGATTATAAAATTAGTAAGAGGTTTGGATTTAGTTTTAACTATAAACTAAGTGGAAATACCGCTTCAGGAACACCATTCTTAAGTAATTTCTTAATCGGTACTAGAGCTATATTATAACGCTATTTTAATCTAAAACAATTCACTTTTTTGTGTTTTTTTAATATTATTATTAATATGAAAATATTAGTAATCGGAGACGTTTGTGATGACGTTTTTATTTACGGAGTGTGCGAAAGATTATGCCCTGAAGCACCCGTTCCGGTTTTTAAACCGACAAAAGTAACTAGAAATTTAGGGATGGCTGGTAATGTCTATGATAATTTATTATCATTGGATGTTGAGGTAGTTGATTTACTATCAAATAAAGAAAAAATAACGAAAACTAGATATGTTGATGAAAAATCAAATCAAATGTTAATTCGTGTAGACGATAATGATGTTATTGAAAACACATTTAAGTTTGAATCTATCGATTTTGAAAAATATGATGCAGTTATTGTTTCAGATTATGATAAGGGGTTTTTAACAACTAAAGATTTGGAATTAATATCTAATTCACATAATTTAACATTTTTAGATACGAAAAAAATATTAGGTCCTTGGGCAATAAAATATTCATACATAAAAATAAATGAAACTGAGTGGCAAAACTGTGAAAAAGGAGGATTAGATTATAACTACTGGAAAGAAAAACTAATTATTACTAAATCTAGTAAAGGTTGTTTTTTTAATGGTAAAACATACCCAACTGAAAACGAATTAGTTATAATGGATGTTAGTGGTGCGGGAGATACCTTTATGGCATCATTTGTTGTTTCATATGTGAAAAATAAAGACGTAGATGTTTCAATTAGATTTGCTAATCATTGTTCTGGTATCGTAATTCAAAAAAGAGGGGTTAGTACTTTATGAAAAAAGTTTGGATAAATGGGTCATTTGATATTTTACATATTGGCCACATACGTCTTATAAATTTTGGGAAATCCTTTGGTTCTATAAGAGTGGGTTTGGACACAGACAAAAGAATTAATGAAAAAAAAGGGTTATTTAGACCATTTAACACACTATCGGATAGAATGGAGTTTATATCTAATATCAATGGAGTAGATTCGGTAGTATCTTTTAATTCAGACATTGAATTATCTGAATTAATTATGGATTATAACCCAGATTATTTTATTATTGGTGATGATTATCTGAATAAACCAATAATTGGTTCACAATATGCAAAAGAAATTGTATATTTTAATAAAATTAACGGGTACTCAACCACTAATTTAATTTATAAATGTAAAAACGATGTTACCAGAACCACAAATTACTGATTGTTGTAAAATACCAAAAGGATGGGGGCACGAACTAATTATTGAGAATAATGAACTTTACTGCGGTAAAATTTTAGTTTTCAATAGCGGTTGTAGATTCTCAATGCATTATCATTTATTAAAGGATGAAACTTGGTATGTTAATTCAGGGGAATTTATCTATAAATTTATCGATACTGAAAAAGGATTAACAAAAGAAATAAATTTAAAAAAAGGTGACGTTGTTAGACAAAGACCAGGACAACCGCACCAATTAATAGCACTAACAGATGGTGAGATTTTTGAAGTATCAACAACTCATTTCGATAGTGATAGTTATAGAATAGAAAAAGGAAATACATTATGACAGAAAGAAAATATTTACCAACCTTAGCAGAATTAGTTGATAGATTATCAATATCACAATTAAAAGAGGTGTTTATAGCTGAACACAAAGTGGAATACTCACAAGAAATAAAGGATATTGTTCATGATATTCAGTTGTGTTTAAATGATACGGATCAACCGATAACCGCAGAAACAATTAGGGCGATTGTTGTTTTATCTCAAATGAATTTACACATTTGGCATAATGAATCAAATTACCGTAAAGGTATTAAAGACGGTAATAACCTAGAATTAACCCACGGAATTAATGGTATTAGAAATACCGCTAAAAATAAAATACAAGAGATTGTTGGCGGTAGAAAAGATTACAAAATAGATTGTTTAGCTGCCGATTTCAAAGATTGGGAAATTAGCTGGTAATATTTTTTAATATAATATTAGCAATCGTCTTATGACCAGTTAAACCCATATGGTGATCTGGCATTGTTTTACCTTCACCAAAAAATTCATAATCTTTATGTATTGTCATATATGGGTACATGCTAAAAAGCGTGTCAAAACAACTAAATGTATATCCACCATATTCTAAATTTAAAAATTTTTTAGATAACAATTCATCATTTTTAATTAAATTAAGATAATCATTTGTCCAAGAAATAATATTGAATTTTATATTTCTATTGTCTAGATATATTGCCAAATCTTTTATATTTAAAACTATTTGTTTTTTAAGATCATAAAGCCAGTCATCAATGTTTATTTTTTCTTCAATTAGATATTCTTTAAACTCTTTTAATTTATGATTATTATCGTGTAAATTAGACCCGTCTAACCATTTTTCTTCACCTTTATAAAAATAACGATATGGGGATCTAAATGGTTGTGTTGTTTGAAGTAATACATATTCAACATTTTCATCTATATTGTTTTTTATAAACTCAATACTTTCGAAATCTGAACCACCATTCTCATCTTTAACAATGTCCACTTTATTTAAGTGATTAGCTACAATTTTAGAATATCGATTTTTCTTTATAAAATCCACATGTTCATCGGTTAAAAATTCTTTAACATAATGATTTGACGGCATGATTTTAATATCGTTAAATTCACCATAGTATTGTAATCCTTGTCCCCAAGTAAATGAATCACCAGCAAAAATAAATTTTTTATTTAACATAGATAAAGTTGTGTAATTCTTTAGCGATATGCTTCATACCCGAAACCGAAAGATGAGAGTCAGTGGGTAAGCAATAGTTATTTTTAATAGTATGTTTAAGCATTGAATAATCCCCATTAATATTGAAAAACCCTCGTTTTTTTAATTCGGATAATTCTTTATTTTTATTTATTTCTGGCCAATATATAAAAATAATTTTAGAATTAAATTTCTCAGCATATGCATTTAACACATCGATTTGATACATTAGATACATGAAAGATTCGTGTTCATTAAAAACATATTTAAGGTATGTTTCATATGATACTTTTAATTCATTAAGTATGTCATCTGGTATATTGTTATCAATTTTACCATAACTTGATTGTATAACATTTTTAATAAAATCAATATGAAAAGGAAATTTTAATTCATCGCTTGATTCGTTAATCATTGGGATTGAATTTATAAATTCTGGCTGATAATCAACCCAAGAATTTATGATGTCATGATATCCACCTGTTCTATGTAAAAAAGTTAATTGACAAATAAATAACGAATTATTATAATCTTCTTGATTAATTGCGTCATATATTTTTTTTAATATTAAATTATTACTTTGTCCTGGATATGCATAAGATTTAACCTTAGAATGATCACCTAAGGTCTTGTCATAAACAAGTAATGAAAATTCATGTGGAAAACTAGGATTTCCGCATGAATATGAACAACCAGTAAAAAGTATTTTATTCTGCAATGAATTCAAATGGTTTTAATGTCATGGTTGGAACAAACCTATGGTGATAGTGTTCTGTATTATGTGATGTTTCTTTAAAATTTGAAAAATACATACCATGCATTTCATCATCAGTTAACTCACATAATTTTTTTATGTGATTCATAAATGAATATAACACATATTCTTTTTCAACATATGGATCAACATGTTTAATTTTATTTTCATAATCCTTAAAATATATTGGGTTATCAAAACTAAATCCAGATTCTTTAAGAAATGGATAATATTTTTCACTATTAATTCCACAAAAAGGTGTGAATGACGCAAGTGGTTTCCAGGTCTTTTCACTAACCCAAGTTCTATCTTTTACCCCAAAAAAGGTTTCAATAAAAATCTCAAAATAAGTGGATATTTGCAACGGAAGATTTGATGTGTGAAAACCAACTTGTCTTAATGTAAAAATTTGTTTATTTTCTACCCTTTCTCGCATCATTCCAATAAAATCGGTGTCAGATTTTTCAACTACGTCATCTGCCATTGAATCAATTAATAATGGAAACTTTTTAGAAAATGGGTGATTGTACATATATTCAACCTCATAATCCGAGTTGTACATTTTTGCTGTTTCGTTTACTGGAAAAATATTTAAATCCGGAAAAGAAATCTTACCCAAATTTTCAAAACCGTTTTCGTGTATAAACTTAACAACTCTCCATCTTGTTAATTTGGGGTGATGGTTAAAAAATATAAATCTATTTTGTTTTTTAAATTGAGTTGTTGACACCATAGATTGTATGAAATTTAAATTGTCTGGTGTTAGGCAGTATGAATGTGGTTTATCATCCCAAAAGAAAACTCTATGTGGGTAATCACAAATTAATTGAGCATTACAACTAAAAACAATCCATCTGATATTTGGATATTTTTCCATTATTTTAGTCAATATTCCATGATATACATGATTGTAATATTCAATATATGAAAATTCAAAAATAATTTTATTTACATCTGGAACTTCACTTATGAGTTTTTCTATAGCCACTTCCATATTTGTTGACCTTTCTGGAGGGGTGATATCATTATCTGTAAACATTGTAGCAATCATTAGATTATAGATAATAACAGTGTCATTTGATTTATCCAAATAACTTGCAATGTTTCGATTTTTAATTAAACCCAATTCTATTAAACGATTGAATTTCCCAACAAATTTATGGGAATTAATATTGTATTTTGCTTTTTCAATAAATCTATTATGCCCTTCGGTTTCATAGAAGTGTAACTTTGCCGCCATATTCTTTTAAGTTTTTATAATTATCAATTGTTATTTCTTTAAAATTATTGTTTTTATAATCCCAATCCTTTATGAATTCATTATTGACTTGGTCTATTAAACCAGAGTCCACAGCATATCTAAAGTCACCATATTGGTTTAAATGATCTCCGAAGGATACTGGTTTAACACCATGTGTTAAGTACCCGATTGTGCCGATATTTTCTAACGCAAATTCATCAATCCCACCATACTCAATTCTATCATTATTATATAGAATAAAATTACCCCAATCAATTAGATTGCGATATTTTGACCACTTTTTATCGTTGTACAAAATAGAATCTTTCCATTTTTTAGGTAATATATATTTGGTGTTATCTACTTCTTCAATTTTCTCAACCCCTTCAATTTTTTCAACCGTTTTGATTTCAAACTCATTTAAGGGAGTACTTGTCCTATCGAAATTAAAACCAGTTAATGAGGCATTAAAGAATAAAAATCGATATTTAATATCGTTTATTTTTAAAAAATTTTGCAAGTTAGTAATGTCAAAATGATACCTTATTGCTCTTTCGGTTGGAGAATTGGTTGGTTGAGATTTTAATAGAAATTCTTTGAATTCTTTATATTCTTTTTTCTTTTCACGATAAATCGTACCAATTTGATTTTCAATATTAATAAAACCAATATTGTCTATTCCTTGACTATATATTTCACAATCATTTCGTAGTTTCCAAGTACTAGCATCAAACGATGTTGTAAATATTTTAACCTCTTCGAATTCAGTAATATCATAAGATGTTGTTTCTCTAAACATACTTGACCATTGACAAATAACAAATATATTTTTTGGTTGAACTCCTTTATCCAATAATTTTTGAACAAACATCATTGCCGAATATAACTGATACTGACTACCTAAAGAACTACCTTGTAAGTTATATACTTTTATATCACCAAAGTAACCAATGTTTATTAAGTCCCGAAAAGCTCTTGCTTGTTGACCATATGAACATCCAGTAAATACTAAGTGTTTCATCTATCTCTTTTTTGTAGTGTTGGGTTAGTTGTTGGCCATTCCATTTGATATTCTGGGTCGTTCCATTTAACAACACCTTGTTCGTTTGCATCAACGTAACCATCTTTATAAAATAAATTATAATGAAACATACAATCAGTTAATGCATAATGGCCGTTAGCAAAACCTGGAGGTATTAAAACTTGATTTCTATCTTTTTCAGTTATCATAAATGATTCCCAGTCACCAAAAGTATCTGAATTTGGTCTCATATCTAAAACCACTAGATAGATATCACCTACCGCCGCCTGAACTAATTTCCAGGTTTTATTGTCATAATGTAGTCCCCTTAATACACCTTTATATGATTTAGAAAAACGACCATGAATACTAATCTCATTTTTTTCATAATGAATATGTCTCATTACTGGATGTTCTTCACTATGAAATGTTGTAAAAATTTCACCCCTATATTCTCTGTATATTGAGGGTGTAAAAGTAGGTACCTGATACCCGAATTTTTTTGATGGTGTTTCTATGAACTCATCCCATTTATTACTCATACTATGTGTTGTTTGCGTATCCTAAAGGAAAACCATTTCTAAATTCAGATGTCATTCTTGGTATGAGGACTTGATATGTTTTCATCAATTCAACAATACCGTCATCTAAACCATAATTAGGTTTCCATCCAATAGATTCTATTTTATTGTTTGATACAATATAATCTCGTTTATCCGGATCTTCGTAAAAATCAGAATATGATATGGCAAAGTCAGGAATGTATTGTTTTATCTTGGTTAAAAGTTCTTCCTTATTTAAATTGGCATCACTTAAACCAACATTATACACATTATTTTTCATTGTGTCATAGTTCTCAATGGCGAATGTAAAAACGTTTGCAACGTCTTGTATGTGTATGAAATTACGTTTAAAATGTTTTTCAAAAACGACAATATACTTGTCTGTCATCGCTTTATAAACAAACTCATTAACTAATAAATCGGTTCTCATTCTTGGGGAACTACCAAATACTGTCGCCAATCTAAAACAAACTGCGGATGTACTAAACATCAATAAATTTTCAGCAGCACATTTACTTTCACCATAAACAGATATCGGTTTTAATGGGGATTCTTCAGTACATTCAGTTTGATTCTCACCAATACCATATCCACTATTTGTGTTCGGATAGAGGATTAGTTGATTTTTAGACAGATGAGGTACTATATTTTTTACTTGTTCAAAATTAACATCCCAAGATAGTTTAGGATCGGCTTTACATGCTGGAAATCCAACAATGGCGGCTAAAGGAATAATCACATCGTGTGTTTTAACCAGCTTTTCTAATAAACTTTCATTACGCACGTCACCATAAATAAAATTATATTTTGGGTTATAAGTGAATTGTAGCGGGGATATTTGTTTGAACATTAGGTTATCTAGTACGGTAACTTGATGACCTAAATCTAGCATGTTTTTAGTGATGACGGAACCAAGATAACCAGCACCACCTGTTATAAGAATTTTCATAGGGAAATGTACTAAAAAAAAATAAAAAAGTGAATATACGATTAGTTAATATTTGCAAAATAATCGTGCAGATTTTTAATTTCAGCACATTTCTCATAGTCCTCATTATCTTCGTAATATGGTAATATTTGCTTAATTAAAATTTCGTAATCCAACTTCTTAAAACTAAATTCGGTATCCCATGACAACACACCCATATCCGTTGACACCAATAAGGTTAAAACACGTTTTCTGGAATTGTTTTTAAATTCGGTGTAAATGTCTAAAACACCGCGATAAATTCCGTCTCGATTTGTGTTATACAAATCCTTAAAATCGTTGTACATTCTTTTTTCAATCTCAACAACGATGAATGGTTCTTTTTTTCTAGTCATTTTTAAAAGGTTTTGAGTGTGATGGGTATATTGAGTTCCAGATCATTTCGTTTAATTGATTTGAGTATGAATCTAATCTTTTAAAAAGAAATGACCTATTGGGGTTGTCTTTTATTTTTTCAGCAAATTCTTTTTTATCTATCAACTCTTTAAATTGATTTTCCACATCGGTTTTAATGGTGTCAAATTGATTTTGTAAATCTAGAATTGTGGTTTTAACCCAATTGTTAAATTCATCTGGGACTTTTTCAAGTAGTTCATCAAACGGTCTGTTATCTTTCAAATATTCCCAAATATCTCTATTTGATATGTTGGTTAAAATCCTATGAAGTCGTACATATTCGTCGCCTTTGATTTTCATTCGAAAACCATTTTTAAAACGAATTACATATCCTTCTCTATCTTTCGATATTTCTTCTTTTAACAAGTCATACGATTCCCCCCATGTTTTGTATGTCATAACAACTTCAAATCCAGAATCTTGCGTCCAAAACAAACTACTATCGGGTATTTCTTCACCTGTTTCTGTATGGATACCACCGAGAACAACTAATTTTTCTTCACCTTTATAATCAACAACAATTCTATTTTCGGGATAGATAATTTCAAACAAATATGTATTGTCTTTTCTCCATGCGCTGATGTCATGCCTATCAAGAATTTCTTTTCCTTTAATTGCTTGTGGTGAGGTAAATGATCCGCGAGTTGCTAATATCCACTCACCCTTTCTTTTTGGTGTTGGTTCGTAATATGGGTTATCGAAATCAGGTAAGTCATTCGGGTTAAAGAATTTTTCCATACCCGTTTCATAATTGTTATTAAACCAAATATTGTATCTTCTTTCATCCGTTAATTCTTCTTCATAATAAAAAAGAATACCTAAAGATCCATCCATCTTTTCATAAACAACATAATCTTCATTTGGTATGTCTTCAGGTTTATGTTCTTCGTAATTAAAAAATTTCTTAAATGGTCTAGCGATTATCTCACCTTTTGAGTTGGTGACTAACCCGCGACATTGTATTGTAATATCATCCCATAACCTATCATATTGAACCTTTGGAGTATAATTCCAAATGAACAAATCATATTTTGGGTGTTTTTGCTTTGAAAGCAAACCATTTTGAAAGTATGTCTCTAATTTTTCTAACACTAAGTTTTTTTGTTTTGGGGTTAACTGCTTTTGTAAACGATACAACAAACTTACTCATGTCATAATTGAATATCAAATCTACTTATCATTGATTGTAGTTTATTTTCTGGAACATTGTGAATATTAGAACTACCATGCCTATTTTCCACAATTAATGTGTGAACACGATAACGATATCTCTCAGCCATCTCAAAATACATCTTCATTTCCCATTCTTCTGTGAAAGTATTTGCAACAACAATTTTAGAAAATTCCATCCTCATTCTTTCAGCACATTTTAACTGGCAATCATTATGTGCTTCTTTTAATTTTGTTGCGTCAAAATTATAGTTACCCTTATCATCGATAAAGAAATTATCGGCAGATAACACATCCTGAATATTGGATTGATTGGTATGTAGTATTACATCCCCTAATGTCGATTTACCGCTACCAGGAATGCCTCTAAGTAGGATTAAATCACCAATATATTTTTCTTCCATATCCATTATTCTAAATTTTACACTAAAATAAATATTTTGTTCAAAAAAAACAAAATATTATCCATATAAATATAAAATGGGGGCAAAAAACCCCCATATTATGAAATATTAATATTTTAACACTATTGAATGTTTTTAAACATTTGGGGTACAGTACCATAAACTGGTAACTTACCATCCCATTTGTTGATGTATTCCAATTGTAATAATAACGGCGTCAAGGTTACTTGCTTCATTCTATTTGATTCAGCTTCTGCTTTTGCTGACGTTAACATAGCTTGGGCATTACCCTCAGCAGTTGCCACTTTAATCTTAGCTTGTGCTTCCGCTGTTTTAACTTCATTCTCGGCTCTTAACGCCGCTTGAACCGCATTGTTCTTAGCTTCGATTGAACGCTTGAATGTTTCAGGGTAAATTAAATTTGACGTGAACTGATTAATTGTAAATCCCTCTTTTAATAATTGCCCATCCAATAATCTACGAACTTCGATTTCAAATATTGCTCTATTAGAGATTAACTCATCCGCTGTGTATTTGTTAGTGGCTAATCTGAACGCATCATAGACCGCTGTCTTTAAAAATCCCTCTTCAATGTCTTCTAGGGGTCTACGATATTTGGCGAAAATCGCCGGTACTTTATCTCTTTGTACTGAATAGTTCATAATGGGCGACACATTAAATTCCGAACCATCCTTACTATTTACAATGAATGAATTCTCACCTTTATATTCTTTGTGTTGAATGAAAGTAGGAAACTCATAGATACGAGTGGTAATTGGATTATAGAATACCATACCTGTAACTGCGGTTACGTCATCCACACCTTTATTATCCCCATACTGATTAACTTTAACACCAACATGTCCAGCATCAATTCTCTCACATGAATTAAATAATACTACCAATAGGATAAATCCTAACACACCTGCACTAATTGCTTTTATCATTTTTTTAATTTTTAATTGTTTTTGTAATCTTAATTCTTCTCTTTCTTTTTCTTGACGAGCATAACGGTCCTCAAAACTTTCATTATAAATTGCCATATTATTTGTTTTTTATTTTTTTTCTTGTTTTTACAAATTTCTCTTCTGTTTTAACATCTGAAAATTGCTTTGGGTTTCGTTTCTTTTTAATCACCTCTTCTTTTGGTATGTAATCTAGTTCAGTTTCTCCTGGTTCTAAATGCTCTGAATTAAAAAGGTTTTCAACTTTTAGTAGGTGAAAAAGTAAGACAAATACAAATACTGCAATTAAAAATGATAATACATTAAAAAATGTATTTGCGGCGGTTAGTCCTGGGTAGATGATATATTCGAATATTGCAACAACCCCTATACCGCTAACAATAGGGATAACAATTTTCTTGTCGAATACTTTCTTTAATAGTTCTTTCATATGACTAATATAATAAAAGAAAGTTGTAAAAAAAAATAAGGGCTACTAGAGCCCTTAAATTTATTTAACAGTTGTTACAGAATCTTTTCCAATTTCTGCTGTTGTTGAATCTGTTGCAGATACTGCTGTAGAATCTAGATTAACCGACGTAGAGTCGGTTGTTTCAGTTGTGGTTGACCCTGAACCACATGCCGTTAATGCTAACATAGCACCAATAGCTAAAATCATTGTATATTTTTTCATAACAGTAAATATATGTAATTAATATCATAAAACAAAATAGAAATAAAAAACCCCAACTGGATGTCGGGGTTTAAGGTCGTTGCGTGGGTTCAACCCCACTATTAAAAAAACGAAAAGGTAATCGACAAAGAGTACCTCGAGAATATAAATATATAAAAAAACAGAAAAAGTCCACTTTTTTTTATTAATTTCAAGAAAAAAGTTTATTTTTGTGTTCTAAAAATAATAAAAATGGAAAATCTGGTAAATATCGAGCGTCTAAGTGATTTATTATCAATACCTTCGGTAACATATGACGAATGGGACATGGTTGAGTACCTATCAGAGTATTTTGATAAAAAGGGTTATGAGTATGGTGTGGATTCATATGGTAACATTTTTGTTACCAAGGGGACCGATGTAATAAAACCGTTGATTTGTGCTCACATAGACACCGTCCATAAAAAAACAAAAATCAACATAAAAGAAGAATGGTTACCTAGATTAAGTTGTTATGGTCAAGTATACCCATACGATGAAAACGTTTTATGTTTAAAGGGTTATGATGATAATGGTGAAGAAACTGGTTGTGGTGGTGATGATAAGTGTGGTGTATATGTTTGTTTAGAAATATTGGATCGTGTTGATAATATCAAACTAGCGTTCTTTGTTTCAGAAGAAACAGGTTGTATTGGTTCTAGTAATTGTGAACCAGAGTTTTTTGAAAATACAAAGTTCGTATTATCCTACGATGCTCCCGGAAATCAATTGGTTACCGAAATTTGTAACGGTGTTAGAATATTTGATAGGGAAAGTGATTTCTTTAAAGTTGTTTCAAAAACATTTGAGGAGATTGATTATAAACCATTATATGGTAGTCATCCCTACACAGACATTTATATGATGAAAAAACGATTTGATATTGATGGGGTAAATTTATCTTGTGGATATTATAATATGCACAGAAAATCAGAATATGTCTGTGTCGACGACGTTGCTAAAGCCATCGACACAGGGCTTAAATTACTCACTAACCTTTCCAACAACTAATTTAAGAATTAGTTTATCTTCTTTGAATATTATTTTGTAATTTTTATTCTCTTTAATGGTGCCTTTTAATATTTCATCACTAAGGAAATCTTCACATAGTGATTGAATTATTCTTTTGATTGGTCTAGCACCATATTCTTGTTGTTTATTTCTGTTGAAAATTTCATCAATAACAGTTGAATCAAATTTAATTGAATAACTTTTCTCAATTAATCTTTTTGTCAACTTTTCCATTTCTAATGTAATAATTGATTTAAGTGCTGTTTCATCTAACGGATTAAATAAAACAATATCATCAATTCTATTTAGGAATTCTGGGTTAAATTGTTGTTTCAATGATTTTTGAATCATAGTTCTTTTAACCTCATATGATTGTTGTTCGCTAGATGCTGTAGAGAATCCAATTCCTGCACCAAATTCGGAAACTCTTTTAGCCCCAATATTTGAGGTCATAATAATCAACGTGTTGGTAAAATTTATTTTTCTACCAAAAGAATCTGTAACGTGTCCTTCATCCAATATTTGAAGTAAAATGTTAAACACATCTTTGTGTGCTTTTTCAATTTCATCAAATAGAATCACCGAGAATGGATTGTTTTTAACCTTTTCAGTTAATTGCCCACCCTCATCATAACCAACATATCCTGGAGGCGCACCAACTAATCTTGATACTGTGTGTTTTTCCATAAACTCACTCATATCAATTCTAATAACATTGTCCGCTGAACCAAATATTAATTCAGCCAAAGTTTTGGCTAGATATGTTTTACCCACACCAGTTGATCCCATAAAAATGAATGAACCAATAGGTTTTTGTGTTTCTTTAATCCCAACACGATTTCTTCTAATGGCTTTGGATATACTAGCTAGAGCTTCTGATTGACCAATAACTTTTTCACCTAATCTTTTTTCAAGGTTAATTAAATTTTCAGTTTCTTTGCGGTCTAATCTAGTAATTGGAACACCGGCCATTGATGTGATCATTTCATAAACATCATCAATACTAATCGGTATTTTATTATTTTTTTCGTTGTCTGCCCATATTGCTTTTTCGCTATTTAAACGATTAATAACTTTTCTTTCTTCATCTCTTAGTTTTGCGGCTTGCTCATAATTTTGAGTACGAACAACTTCGAGTTTTTTTTCTTTAATAACTTCGGCATCCTTTTTTAATTTCTCAATAATTTCTGGAACCTCAATTACTACTCTTTTTTCCGAACCTAATTCATCTAGAACGTCAATTGCTTTGTCTGGGAATTGTCTATCTGTCATATAACGACCAGCAAGTTTGACCGCAATTTCAATCACACCTTCACCATAAGAAACTCTGTGATAGTCCTCATATGATTGCTTTAGATTTTTTAAAATCTCTATTGTTTCCGTTTCTGTTGGTTCTTTTAATATGATTTTCTGGAATCTTCTAACCAAAGCACCATCCTTTTCAATGTGTTTTTTAAACTCATCAAAAGTTGTGGCACCAATACATTGAATTTCACCTCTAGCTAATGCTGGCTTTAAGATATTTGCAGCATCCATTGCTCCAGAAGCGTTACCAGCACCAACCATTGTATGTAATTCATCTATGAAAAGAATTACGTTGGGGTTTTCGGCTAATTCGTGTATAATAGCTTTAATCCTTTCTTCAAATTGACCTCGATATTTTGTACCAGCAACTAATGAAGTTAAATCTAAGGAAACCAGTCGTTTATCCAATAAATTGGTTGGACAATTACCTTTAACAATCATTAACGCTAATTTCTCAACAAGTGCAGATTTTCCAACACCCGCATCACCAACAATGACCGCGTTGTTTTTTTTCTTTCTCGAAAGAATTTGTGCAATTCTTTTTACTTCCTTGTCTCTACCAACGACCGGATCTATTTTATTATCCTCGGCTAGTTTGTTTAGATCCCTTGAAAAATTATCAAGAATTGGCGTTGTGGAGGAACTTTTTCTGTTCCTAGGGTTGGTTTTTGGACCGTCTTCAAAAAAATCTACTGACATATGCTAATTGTTCTTTTAACAAACATAACATATTTCATCGTAAAAAAAAAATAAACGTCAAAATGTCTAAAAAAATGTCTAACCAAGAAGGGACTATTTTCCTAGATTAGGATTTTGTTTTATGGATTTTTATATTTAAATTATAGGAAAAAACATTATGGCTATAATTTCAGAAAGAATTGAAGGTAAAATCATCACTGTTGACATTAATTCAACAAATATAAAATCCGCAAGTTATGATACCGAAAGTCAGGTATTAATAGTTAATTTTAATAATGGAGGTATTTATGAATACCAAAGCGTTCCTTGGGAATTGTTTGCGAAATTTCGTATGTCAGATTCTCAGGGGAAGTATCTTAACCAGCATGTTAAGGGGAAATATTCACATACTAAAATTAAATGAGAAAGAAAACATTAATTGAAGAACTGATTGAGGTTTCAGACCCAGAACTTGATGATAAGATTGTAAAATCGTTTCATAAGAAAACTGAACTATCTTCAGATATTTTTGAGAAAAATGATTATGGTTATACCATGAATAAAGGTGTTAGAGAAAAACTAATGTTAATTTCTGATGCCTTTTTAGATTTTGTGAAGATTAATTTTTTTGTTCATGACGTTGTTTTGACCGGCTCGTTGGCAAATTATAACTGGTCAGAGTTTTCTGACATTGATTTACACATTGTAGTTGATTTCGATGAATTGGGTAAAGATGCTGAAAAAACATCTGATTCATTAAAAGATATTGTAAAAGAATTTTTTGACGCTAAAGAAAGGGTTTGGAACAACAGACACGATATTAAAATTAAAGGTTACGATGTTGAAATCTATGTTCAAGAAATTAATCAGGAGCACGTATCCTCTGGGGTATATTCTATATTAAATAATAAATGGATTGTCGAACCAGAATATGGGAAAGAATCTATTGATGAAGATAAAATACTAAAAAAAGCAGAATATTTTGTAAGTACCATCGATAAACTAGTCGAAAATGCAAATAATGGCGAAGACGTTGAAAGCCAAGTTGAGAAGTTAAGATTAAAATTGAAACGTTTTAGACAAAGTGGCTTAGATGATGGTGGTGAGTACTCATACGAGAACCTTACTTTCAAATTATTAAGAAGAAATGGGTACATTGAAAAACTATTGGGACTTAAAAAGAAACTTATAGATAAGAAATTATCTGTGGAGTATTAATAACCTCAATTTTTTTCCATTTCTTTTGTATTTATAGGATAAGAATAAGATTATATATAATTTATAAAAAATGGGAGATATAAAACCTCTAGGTAGCGAAAAGTTGCAAGGTTCTGACAAAATGAAAAGAATTCTTGAACTTACATATTACCACGAAAACAAGAATAACCCCAAGTCAACCACTAAATCGGAACTTGTTAAGGAAAGCACTAATGGTGTTTACGGTATCATCAAAGAAAGAGATGGTTACTACGTAAAGAAAGGTCTAACTGAATCTACCCTTGATTATATTGGTGGTATGTTCATGAAGAATAAAAATAGATTTAATTCATATGCTGAAGCATTGAAAAGATTGGAATTATTAAGTTCACAAGAGATTCAAGAAGAAGCAACAAAATATGTATTAAAACAAAATACACAAAAAACTGAGGCACCTAAACCAGCTCCAACATTCCCAGAACCAGCATCATCTGCACCGGCTCCAGCACCTGCTCCTGCACCATCTGCTGCGCCAGAAGATATGGGTGGGGCGCCAGAGGACATGGGTGGAATGCCAGAAGATATGGACGCAGCGCCAGAAGATATGGGTGGTGAAGAACCAACAGATACACCAGAAGGTGGTGACGGCGGTCCTGAACACATGAAAGAAGTACAGAGATTAAGTGGTAAACTTGGACAAGCAATTAGAGAAATCGAAGATGAAATGGAGAGTGATGACGTAAAATACGTTATTAATATGATTTTGTCTGCTGTTGATATTGAAAAATTATCTGAAGAAGATAAAGAAGCAATAATTGATAGATTTGAGCCAGAAGAAAGTTTTGATGATGCTTATACCCCAGAAGAACCAGAAAGTGGGGAAGATGCTGGTGCGGAACCAAGCGCTGAAGATGAACCAACTGATGAATTAGCTGAAACAATGAAAAAATTGGAAGAGTTAATTAACACTAAGATTGGTGGTAAAAAAACACCAGAAAAAGCTATAGAAAGTGAAATTGATGAGATGTTTTTCTTTGACGACGAAGAATCATCAAATGAAATGCCAGGTGAAGAATCTTCAAGATCTGGTTTCCACGCGTCAAAACAAGTTGAAAGACCATCTAGATTAGCTAAAAGCATGAAAACTGGTATTGGTTGGTTAGATGACAAAGCAAAACATTATAAAGAAGATGATTTCAATTCGGATGATTATGATGAAGAAGATTTTGATGATTATGAAAGTTTTTCAGCAAAGCATGGCGACACATCATTAGATATACGTGATAAAAAATATTTTAATCACTATAAACCAATGAAAATTAAAACATTGAGAAAATATGATCAAACAGATATTACACCAGAATTAGGTGACATAAATGAAGCGATCAACACGACATTAAGCAAATACTTTGAATAAACGATGTATCTACTCTATATTAATGAACTAGGTCAAGATTACAAAGGGCAAAGACAATATGAATTTATCTTTGGCGAAGACCCAAGTGTGTTAGTTGAAGAGTGGTTCATAATTCCATCAGCAGGTAGAGCAATACCTCCAGAAGTAGAATCAATCGATTTGGTTGGTTTATTAAAAAATTCAGATTTAAAACTAGATTTAGTTCAAAATTCTGATTACTTTGGAGTGATTGACGCGGTTGATGGAATTATTGCTTTAGGATGGGAATCATTTGATTTTGAATCGGAAGAAAGACCTGTTAGGGTTTCTTTTCATTTTGGTGAACAAATTGATTCTGTAACTAATAAGCTAGCGTCAAAGGGTTTAAGGTTGATAAACGAAGAAATAAAATACAAATTAAAGTAAAATGAATAGAAAAGATTTAGTTGAAAAACTTATTAACGAAGGATTTAGTGAGAAAACATTAGTTAGTTTTAGTGACAAGAAACTTAAAATGTTATCAGAAAAATTAACAGTTAGCGCTGAAAAATTAAAAGACCCAAAAATTAAATCTGTTATTGATGCTAATCCAGCTATGGATATTGAAGTTAACGAAACTGCTCCATGGTCATATTATTTTGCAGCTGTTAAAAGATTACAAAAAGAATTAGGTAAAGAGCCAACTAAAAGCCAGATTGATGCTGAAATGAAAAAATTAGCAAAACCAGTGGCAAAAAAAGACGATAAAAAATCTGAAATGAATGAGTGGGTTAATTCTTTAGTTGAAAATGGATATCATCCTTTAACAACTAAAGGTGATATGATAGAAACAATAACTAAAAAAATTAACGAATCAGGTAATGCACCTGCAACAAAGCCAGCGCCAAGAGAAGCACCGGTAAAGGACCCTGGAACAAAAGAACCACCTAAAAGAAGAGATGATCCTAGAAGAACACCTTTTAGAAATCCAAATGAAAATCCTAAGGTGAATCCAAATCCAAAAGCAGAAACTGGTAAAGTTGTTCCAATGCCTAACAAAGCAAAAAAGGGACACAATGGAATACCAGAATTTATGACTTATGACGCAATAACTGGAAACAAATTTAAAATGGCTGCGGAGTAATTAAACATATGAAACTAACTAAAAAATCATTACTATTGGCATTAAAAGAAAATCTTACTGAAATGCCAATGACATTTGACACAGACGATAGACCGGCCGACGACGTTACTCGTGACCTAGCTAATCGTGAAACAAATCTTAAGAAAGTCCCTTTACCTAAAGATGTTGAAGCACCAAACTCGAATTTTGAGGAGATGTTAGCATCTGCTAGATATAAACAAATAGTCGCAAATCTTAGTAGATATGCGGGGATTAATGCTGGAACGGGTGAACGTAATCTTCATCGAATTATGGGTTTGATGACACAAACTCAAGCGCAAATAGCACAAATTGAGAGTACACATAAACCAGAATTAGAAAGATTGGCGGTAGAACTAGCAATGGGTCAATTAGGCGTTATTGAAGGTGATATTGAATATGACGCTAAAATAACATCTGGAATGAGTGGTGTTGACCCTGAGGGTTTTAAAAAGACACCAAGCAATGAACCAAACATTGAAGAAGTTGAAATTGAAACTGAATTATTTGATGAATTATCACATTTAAATTTAGAAAGAGCGAAAAGAAGATTAATCAACGCAATGATGCAAGGTGCTTCTGAAAGAGGTCATTACATGTATCATTTGGTTGAGGAAAGAATTAGAGAAATAACTGGATCAGACCGTTTATTATCGTTATACGGGATTGTTATGTCAACTGCTGACACAATGTATTGGCAGATGTCAAATAATACCTTACAAATGCTTACAGGCGGTAGTGATGGTGAACCACAAGCGGGTGGTAAAGAATCTGTTGATTTAAATTCAAACCCACCAAAGGTTACCGCTAGAGCAATAAATTTTCCAATATTAGTTCACGAATTGGTGAAAGGTACAATGGAAGTTGTTGCAGGTCTTTATGGTCAACCTGAAGATGCAGATGCTGCTGAAAAGGTACGTGATTTAGAAGACACTGTGGATAAAGAAATTTGGGATTTAAGATTAGGACCAGCAATATGGGACATTATGCGTTCGCAATTCCCTGAAGATGTTTTAACAGATGAAGATAAAGTTGGGTTACAATTAGTTTTATTTCAACATATTGTTAAAAAACCAGCTAGAGAATTTTTAATTTTTATGAAAGAGGTTATTTCTGGAAGTGAAAATGGTAAAAGGTTAATGAGTCAATTAATGGATGGTATTAATCAAATGGTTAATGACTACGATTACGAAGAAGCTATGTCCGCTTTTGACGAGGATTTAAGTGACACATCTGAAGGTATAGATGATGACGATTTAGATGACTGGTTAGGGTCCATAGGGATCACTAGAAGTGATGACTAAAAATAATAAAAAGGTGGTTATCCACCTTTTTTTGTATTTATACATATGAATAATAAATTAGAACAATTAAAAGAATATGCTAAAATTATTAAAGATGCTCCGTATGCTTTAAAAACATACTTAACAACTTATGATAATACGCAAAAGAAATATGTTCCTCTAGAATTATTTCCTGACCAAATTCAATTAATACAGGATTACGAAACATACAACGAAAACATTACAAGAAAGTATAGACAGGCGGGTGTTACAACAGTAACCGCTGCGTGGATTTCAAAAAAATTACAGACAGCAAAAGAAAGTGAACCTGAAAGAGTTCTTCTTATTGCGAACAAAAGAGACACCGCGGTAGAAATGGCTAATAAAGTTAGACACTTTATTGAGCAATGGCCGGATTGGATAAATGTGGGATTTTCACCCGATAAGAACTCAGAAAGTAGATTTAGATTAAACAATGGTTGTGAGGTTAAGGCGGTAGCTACATCTGCGGATGCGTTACGTGGATATACCCCAACCATACTTGTATTTGATGAGGCAGCATATATTGAAGCAGGTGACGATTTTTGGGCGGCATCTATGGCGTCCCTATCAACAGGTGGTAAGATTATTCTTATCTCCACACCAAATGGTTATGACCCCATCTATTATGGTGTTTATGACCAAGCATTACGTGGAATTAATGATTTCCATATAACGGATTTAAGATGGTTTAAAGACCCGCGTTACACTAGAGACCTATGTTGGGTAAAATGTCCTGATATATGCCATTACATGTTAAATAGGGAGCAATATAACGACGATGAAGTTGTTTTACATGACTTTGATATTGAAAAATATCAAGAACTCGTTGAACAAGGATATAAACCATTTTCATCTTGGTTTGAATCTATGTCTAAGAAATTTAAATATGATAGACGTAAGATTGCGCAGGAATTAGAATGTGACTTCTTAGGTTCAGGAGATGGTGTTATTTCGGGAGATGTTCAAGAGAATATTGCAAAAAATATGATTAAAGTACCTAAAGAAAAATACATGCAAGGTACTTTTTGGATATGGAATGAACCAGTACAAGGTCATAGATATATTATGGGCGTGGACGTTAGTAGAGGTGATAGTGATGACTATTCAGCTATTAGCATTATTGACTTTGATGAAAGGGAACAAGTTGCTGAATATGTTGGTAAAATGCCACCAGATGATTTAGCGGCAGTTGCATATAAATGGGGTATATTATACGAAGCGTTTATAGTTGTCGATATTACTGGTGGTATGGGCGTGGCTACATCAAGAAAATTACAGGAATTAAATTATAAGAGTTTATTCATTGACGGAGTTAACACAATGAATCCATGGGAATATAATAAAAAAGCCATGGAAAAAATACCGGGAATAAACTTCAATAATAAAAGAACCCAGATTGTAGCCGCATTTGAGGAGCAATTAAGGAAAGGTTTTGCTATCAGGTCAAATAGATTATTAAACGAATTAAACACCTTTGTGTATATTAATGGTAGACCAGACCACATGAAGGGCGCTCACGATGATGCTATTATGAGCATGAGTATCGCATTATATGCTGGGGATATATGTTTCACACAACTTAAACGAAATGAACAGCAATCAAAAGCTATGGTTGATTCTTGGATGATTGCGGAAAGAACATATGAAACTGGTAAGAATTTTTATTCATATGGAACATCCCTAGATGCAATCGGTTCAATGCAAATGGATGGTTCACAATATAATAATACACAATCACAACCTGCAAAACAACAATACCAAGAATATGGCTGGTTATTTGGGGCTAATAAAAAGCATTTATAATCTGTCGGTTTTTGTGTACATTAAGAAAGAAAAAGTATTTATATAGATATGGCAGACCAAAATTTAACAATATTTCAAAGATTAACCAAAATCTTTGGCTATCAGGGACAAACACCACAACCGCCATCGTTTAATTTTTCTAAGGAAGAACTCCTTACGACTAGTGACCCGATGGAATATGAGCGTGAAAGATTGAAACTACAACAAAGCCAATATCTTTTTGATAAATGGGCTAAGGTTGATAATTCAATGTACAATCAATCGGTTTATTATGAGCCAAATAGAATAGCTGCATATTATGATTTCGAATCAATGGAGTTTACACCAGAGGTATCAGCAGCATTAGACATTTATGCTGAGGAATCAACTACAATGTCTGAAAAAGGATTTATTTTAAACGTTTATTCAGAATCAAAAAGAGTTAAGAACATTTTAATTGATTTGTTTGAAAACAAATTAGATATCAACACAAATTTACAAATGTGGGCTAGAGGTATGTGTAAGTACGGTGATGATTTTGTTTATTTAAAAGTTGATCCAGAAAAAGGAATTATCGGTTGTCAACAATTGCCAAATATTGAAATAGAAAGAGTTGAAGGTTCTTTAGGTTTAACACCATCACAAAGAGATAGCAAATTACCGACTAAAGAATTAATGTTTAGATGGAAAAATCGTGACATGGAATTCCAAGCATGGGAAATTGCTCACTTTAGAATTTTAGGTGATGATAGAAAACTACCTTATGGGACATCTATGTTGGATAAAATTAGAAGAATCTGGAAACAATTATTACTTGCGGAAGATGCTATGTTAATTTATAGAACATCTAGAGCCCCTGAAAGAAGGGTATTCAAGGTGTTCGTTGGTAATATGGACGACAAAGATATTGAACCATATGTACAACGTGTTGCTAATAAATTCAAGAGAGACCAATCAGTAGATGCTAGAAACGGTCAAGTGGATATGAGATATAATCAAATGGCTGTTGACCAAGATTATTTCATACCAGTACGTGACCCAGCAGCACCAAACCCAATTGATACACTACCTGGAGCACAGAATTTAGGTGAGATAGCGGATATTGAATATATTCAAAAGAAATTATTAGCGGCTCTTAGAATACCTAAAGCGTTTTTAGGTTTTGAAGAAGTTGTTGGTGATGGTAAGAATCTTGCATTAATGGATATTCGTTTTGCAAGAACTATTAATAGAATTCAAAAATCATTAATTCAAGAATTAAACAAGGTTGCGTTAATTCATCTATACATGTTAGGTTTAGAAGATGAATTAAATAACTTTACATTAGGTTTATCAAATCCATCTGCACAATCAGATTTATTACGTATTGAACAATGGAAAGAAAAAGTCACACTTTACAAAGATGCGACATCTGATCAATCTCAAGTTGGTATTTTACCAGTTTCACATACATGGGCTAAGAAAAATATTCTTGGATTTAGTGACAATGAAGTTCTTCTTGATTTACAACAACAACGTCTTGAAAGAGCGATGGGCTTTGAATTAACAAACACACAGACCGTAATTAAACGTTCTGGAATATTTGATGAGGTTGATGCTAAGTACGGTATCTCAGAAGATGAAAGGCAAGCAGCAGAGGCGGCTACCGCCGCTGAAGGTGGTGGTGAAGCGCCTGAATTGGGCGGAGCAATGGGTGCACCACCTGCACCATCAGGACCGCCATCAGGTGGTGGTGAGGAACCTTTAAGTGAAGGTAAAAAAGCTAAACTTATCTCATCTTTAGGCGGTGGAGATAAATTAGAAGATTTATTTAATATGGAAAAGGCACAAAGGAATATTTATGAAATGGAGAATAAATTAAAAGATATTTTAAACGATTAAAAATGAACAACTTTGGAAAAATAAAGTCGAAGTTATTGAAAAAATTAACTGAGGCGTACACAGATAAAACTTTTAAACAAAATACAAAAAACTTGTTTAAGGTGATTAAGAAGAATAGAGATTTCAAAGAAATGTATCTATTTTATGAAGAAATAGAGAACAAGTATTTTGAGGATAAAGAAACCGCTAAACTTTATGTTGAACAACTTGGTCAATTATTAAAGGAAAAGGCAACGAAAATTAATAGCTTTTGTCAAGTTATCAACATGTCGGTTCATGACACGCAAATAGATGAAAACAAACTTTACGATTCAATTGATCAGTTATTAGAAGATGATAACTTAAATAATATTGATAAGAAAGTTATGGCTAAAAAGAAGTTGGTAGAACATTTAACAACAAAAAAAGAAAATATTGAGAAAACAACCGAAACTTACACAGTAAATGAAAATTTATTACATGCTGTTTTGGCAAACAATTTTAACGTTCTTTATAATAACACATTAAATGAAGAGCAAAAAGAAACCTTAAAAACAATTATATCACTTTCTGATGAAGATTTAAAAACAAAGGTTAACGAATTAAAAGAAAGTTTAACCACTAAAGTAGATACCCTCTTAAGTGAAGCAAAATCTAACGACGCAACATTTGCAACAAAATTAACGGATGTTAAAAAAGAAATGGACGAAATGGTCCCGACGAAATTTAACTACTATCGTTTAAAACAATTAGAAAATGGTCTGGATTAATCTAGACCATTTTTTTTCTGTTGAAGGTATATCGCTTTCAATACTTCCTTCCTTCTACTTACTGAAGGTTTAACAAATTCTTGTCTTTCTCTTAATTTTTGTATTTGCTTGGTCTTTTGAACCTTACTTTTATACGTTCTAAGAGCAGATTCGAGATTTCTTTCCTTACTTAAATCAATTATAATCATATATAAATAAATATATCACAAAATTACCGTTTTTTTGGAATTTCAAAAAAAATTAGTTAAATTAGTTACTAACACCATAAAATGACAATAACATGAAAAGATAAATGAAATTTGGTAAGTATATTCAGTTAGGCGAATATGAAAAAATTAAAATTGGCTACGGAACTGTTGACTTTAGAACATTAAAAACAGTATACATAAAATTAAACGCTTGGGTTAAACCAACAAATGAATCTGACGATTTTGATAGAACAATACTAAGAAGTAGAAAGAAAATTAAAGATACAATTAGAGAATTTAATTTAAATAACTTTTTTAAGACAGAAAGTATTGTAGATTTAGACATTAGAACCAAGGGAATTAAATTGGATAAGAAATCATTCATGAACCTTGAAATCACATTATACGCTGAAAAACAATTTGACATAAAGAACAAAGAGGTTACTTTTATGCTCGAAAATCTAGTAAAAAAACTAGTTGACAATTGTTTAATCGATAAAACCTTATTTAATTTTAGTAAAACCAAGTTTTGAACTTAATTATGTGATATTTATAGAATAAAAAATCTATAAATGAAGATATTAGGTCCAAACGAAATAGGTAAGGGAATTTTAATAGAATACGACGCTGGACACATTTCTCCTAGTGAAAACAGAGCAGTGTTAAAAGAAATGGAGAATAAAGATACCAATCAGGACTTTATTCTCTATGCCGTTTTACAAAAATACGATACACCAAACAAGAACGGTAGAATATACCCACAGGCACTCTTAAAAAGAGAAAACGAAAAATATCAACAAGCTATTAATAGCGGTTCGGCATTAAACGAACTAAATCACCCATCATCATCACTTATTGACTTAGACAGGGTATCCCACAGTATTTTAGAAACTTGGTGGGATAGTAAAATCCTTATGGGTAAAATTAAACTATTCACATCTCCGGGTTGGAAAAAGATGGGTATTGTGTCAACTAAAGGTGACCAAGCAGCTATGCTTTTATTAAATGGAGCAACTCTAGGTATATCATCTAGAGGGGTTGGTTCATTAAAGAATGAAAGAGGTCAAAACATTGTTCAAGATGACTTTGAATTAGTATGTTTCGACTTAGTTTCATCACCATCAACACCAGGCGCATACATCTTCCAAGATTTATCTGATAAAGACAAATATCAAGAATCTGTTGAAGAAAAGCCAATTGTTGATGATAGAATGAAAAAACTAATGGGAAACCTTAATAGTTTTTTAAGTAAATAACAATTTTTATTAGGATTATACGATTAAAAACTAACTTTTTTTAAAAACACTACTATTTATATAGTAAATTAATCATTACAAATGACTGAAAAATCAATTTTAGAACAAGCGTTACTTCAAGTGCAAACACTTGAGGAAGCAGTAAAGCAAAATGCAAAAGGTATCCTTGCGTCAACAATGAAACAAGAACTAAACGATTTGCTTAAAGAATCTATGGAAGATGAGGAGATCAAGTTAACTGCTGAACAAGCAGATGATGAAGACGCTCCTGAAGATGAAGAAGATGTTACCGACCCAGAAGCAGATGCTGAAGGTGAGGGAGATGACGAATTACCAGCAATAAACGATGAACCATCTAAAGACATTGATGGTGAAGATTTATCTGATCCTGATGATGAAGAAGGATTTGGTGATGAATTACCAGCAATCGATGACGAGATGCCAACTGATGACAATGACATGTTAGACATGACTGGTGCTTCTGATGAAGAAGTATTAAAAGTGTTTAAAGCAATGTCTGACGAAGATGGTATTATTGTTAAAAAAGATGGTGACAACATTAGTTTAGAAGATGGTGAAGATGAATATATCATCAAATTAAACGAAGAAGATGAATCTGAAGAAGAATTTTCTGAAGGTTATAACGAAGAAGAAGACGCGCCAATGGCGGGTGACGAAGAATTAGGTGAAGAAGAAGAAACTGTTTATGAAATCGAATTAGACGGTGAAAACGATGACGAAGAAGTTATGTCAACATCAAAAGAAGTTGAAGCGACTGAATCTGCTCGTAACATCGGACACGGTTATCATAGTGGAATTAAAAGTAAAAAATTACATTTCGCTGGTAACAAAAGAGAAGCAGTAAACGAAGAAGTTACAACGTTAAAAAAGCAAAATGCTGAATATAAAAAGGCGTTATTACTATTTAAAGATAAACTTAACGAGGTTGCTGTATTCAATGCAAATTTAGCTTACGCTACAAGATTGTTTACTGAGCACTCAACAACAAAAACTGAGAAGTTGGATATTTTGAAAAGATTTGACACAATTTCTACTATAAATGAATCAAAAAATCTTTACAATTCAATCAAAACTGAACTTGGATCTAAAAAATCTGTAACTGAGTCAGTTGTTGAAAAAATTGCATCAACACCTTCAACATCTTCAACTGAAGTACTTTCTGAATCAAAAGTTTACGAAGCACCTCAATTTGCAAGAATGAAAGATTTGATGAAAAAATTAAAATAATAAATAAAAAATTAAAAAACAAAAATTTTAAAATGGGAGCATTATTAGAATCAGGTATGGTTGGTAACATTGGATTAAAACATTTACGTGTTATCAAAGAAGATACTATTAGAAAATGGGATGACTTAGGTTTCTTAGAAAACCTTGACGGTCACCAAAAAGATAACATCGCGCAATTGTATGAAAACCAAGCGTCTTATTTAATCAACGAAGCAGCAGTTTCTGATGCTTCAGGTTCTTTCGAGACAGTGGTATTCCCTATTATTCGTCGTGTGTTCTCTAAATTATTAGCGAATGACATCGTTTCAGTTCAAGCTATGAACTTACCAATTGGTAAATTATTCTTCTTTATCCCTAAGATACAAGAAAGAAACGCAGCAAACGGACATTATTCTCCATACGGTATCCCAGGTGGTGCAGGTGGAGCTAGCGCAAGCACAGGTTACACAGGTACAAACCTTTACGATCGTTTCTACGAAGCGAATGATGAAGCTACTAGCGGTTTATTTGACTATTCAAAAGGTCAATTCTCTGGAGTAACTTTAGCAGGTGCATCTTATGTAACTTTCTCTGCTGGACAAGTAACTGAAGTAGCTAACTCAGCAATGACTGGTACTTCTAAGAGTGATGTAATCATCAAATTTAGTGGTTTCACTAAAACAGCTCAAGGTAAATTAATCGGACCAAACGGTTCTGTAATGGACACTGAAGATTTCTTAGCATCAGCTACAGTATCTTTCTCTGGTGAATCTAAAAATTTCAACGTTGTAACTCAACAATACGGTAAAGGTATCGTTGCTTACGGTCAAAAAAGTACAACATCAGGATATCCTAGTGGTGGATACCAAGACATTTGCGACGAAGAAGGTGTAATCTATGTAAAAGTAGACGTACAAACTTATTCAGCAACTGCTGGTTTCAGCGCTGTAACTTTAGCTTCTGACGCGTTAGCATCTGCTTTCGTATTAAACTTCAGAGTTTATGATTCATTAGAATTCGAAGAAGAAATCGGTGAGGTTTCTTTCGATCTTTCTTCTGTAACAGTTTCTGTAACTGAAAGAAAATTAAGAGCAACTTGGTCTCCAGAATTAGCTCAAGACGTTAGTGCGTTCCACAACATCGATGCTGAAGCTGAATTAACTGCTTTATTATCTGAGCAAATCGCTGCTGAGGTTGACCGTGAAATCTTACGTGATTTACGTAAAGGTGCTGCTTGGTCTCTTAAGTGGGATTACAATGAGTGGAAGTACGGTGGTTCATCAGGAGCAACTTTACAAGGTTACACTCAAAAGGATTGGAACCAAACGTTAATCACAAAGATTAACCAATTATCGGCTCAAATCCATAAAACAACTTTACGTGGTGGTGCAAACTGGATTGTAGTTTCTTCAGAAGTTTCTGCTGTATTCGATGATTTAGAATATTTCCACGTATCAAACGCTCATCCAGAGCAAGACCAATACAACATGGGTATTGAAAAAGTAGGTACTTTAGCTGGCCGTTACCAAGTGTATCGTGACCCTTACTTCCCTGCTGACAAAATCTTGATTGGTCACAAAGGTAAGTCATTATTGGATGCTGGTTATATCTACGCACCATATGTGCCTTTACAATTAACTCCAACAATGTATAATCCTTTCAACATGACACCTATCAAAGGTATCATGACAAGATACGCAAAGAAAATGGTTAACAACCGTTACTATGGTGTAATCTCTGTAAAAGGTATCCAAACATTTGACATGGGAACTTTAAGATAGTATTCTTAATGTAGTATATAAAAGCCCTCGTAGAAATACGGGGGTTTTTTATTTTATAGAAATTACGTATATTTGACTTATGTCAGAAGTTGATTACAGCAAATTAAGATTGGATGTCCTTGAAAAAATGATTTACACAAGAAGTATTGAGTGTAAAATGAAAAAGGACGAAATGATTAAAATGTTAAAATTAGATGATGAGGGTAAGTATGAACCCCCTATGAATAATACCACATATGAGAAATGTGATGGTGGCTTTAATGTTGGTATTGATATCCGAAGCCATTCTGATTTAGTGCAAATAGGTAAATTAGTGGAAAAGAAAGATGCTAAATGTTTAAATAGATATTCAGATAATAGGTTGTGGTATTGGTCAAAACAAAAATTAATTTAATTACCAAGTTCTACAAGCCCAATATCTTGGTTTCCAACGCGGTCCTGGATTTGCACAATTGTGTCTTGCTCTGAATGATTTACGTCTTGCTGGGTTATTCTTCTTAATAACCATTCTTTTTCCTTTAGCGGATTTACCGCCAAAACCAAAGTTTACCTTAACGACTTTACCTTTATCGTTCTTAACGTACACTTTAAATTTTTTAATATCGCCCTGCATTATCTTACCTAGCTGAACTTTACGTCCTTGATATTCGGCTTCATTTAACATATTATCAATAACATAGTTGGTCATTTGTACCGAACCATCTTCATCTTCATATATTAAAACTGGAGTTTCTTCATTATATTCAAATAATCTTTTAAATTGTTCTTCCGATATTTGAATAATTGTTCTTTTTTTCACACTTTCAGATAATCTATCCATTTCTTTATATCTAAGAGGATTGGACATTCTTTCTGGTTGACTAAACAATCTTTTTTTTCTTGTAAAAGCAAAACTTCTACTTCTTTCATCGACACTACTTTGTTCATCAAACTTGACCATAGTTGGTTTATTTCCTTTACCGACTTTTGGGTCCTCTTTTTCGGCTCTTCTTTTTTGTGATGTCATTGCTTTTTTTTCTTTTTTATCATAAGATGAAGCAACTTTTGGGGTTTCTTTAGACACTTTTTTAGAAGGTCTACATTTTGGATAGGATTTCCCATCAGCGTCTTTTCGACCACAAGGCGGGTGTTTACCGTCTACCTTTTTACTAACGTCTACCCACTTTTCTTTAAACCATCTTCTAAGGTCTTCTTGCAAGACCTCTCCTGATTTTAAAGATTCTTCAATATATTCTTTATCTTCTTTAGATACTATAAATTTCATATTATTTAATTTTATCTACCTCATTAACAAATTTATGGCACTTATCGGTTATCTTACCCTTTTCGTGGTCTGTGATGGATAACTTTACATTATCATAATGAACCGTCATATCTGGGTGATGATTCTGTTTGTCAGCAATTTTCATAACCTCATTCGCAAATGACATCACCTCTTTATAATTTTTAAAATAAAATGTCTTAGCTAGTTTACCACTTACTTCCTTCCAATTACTACTATTCATAATTTTATTTTTTTGATTTTCGGTTATAACGATTTTCATATTATAATTTGGTATCTTTTATAAATTTTTTATGTGAATTTTTATATGATTTTAATGATTCGTCATTTATATCTTTAGTATATTGCCAATTCCAATATAAATCGTCATTTATTTTAAAACCATAAAATTCATGGATTTTCTTTTGTAAATCATTCACATTTACACCGTTAAAATTCTGTCCAGTACATATAAATCCAGTTTCAATATCTTTAACTAAATTGGATTCACCTAACGCCGTGTGTCTGTTTTCTATCCAAGTTAAACGTTCAATTAGATTTTGATAAAACATATTTGTTTGTCCCCATCTAACGGAACTTAGAAATACAACCGCATCTGACTCAAATAGTTCTTTACTTATTTTCCAAAGTTCATCTTTGGGGTTGTTTATACTAGCCCAACATCTATGGTGACCGGTTGGATTTTTATCTTTATCCTTAAGTTTTGATTTTAATAAACCACAACTATTACCGTCTTTTCTTGATACATTACCCTCACAAGGAACTATGTTTAATTCTGAAACGTCTATCAATGTTGATTTATCACCCAATTCATCATTAAGATACATCGCAATCATTTTAGATTTTGGTATATCAATATCGTTTTTATCCCAATTATGTCTATTAGAACAACTTAATAATAAAACTTTTTTCTTCTTTTTAAGAACGTCCAATGTTTTCTCTATAGATTTCCAAGCATCAGATTGTACCATCTCCTCAGAAATCATCATTTGTCTAATCCTATGTATGTTCTCTTGTAAGTTCATCTATTTACATTTTTTCCAACCACCACCTTTTGCTTTATAGTTTTTGGCAGCCCAACCATTAGCGTATGCTGAAGGATAAACGTCAAATTTTCTTTTAGCCGCCGCCTTAGACGCCGACCATTTTGCTGGGTCGGTGGGGCAGTTTTTACTTTCGTCTATTTCACCATTTTCAGATAAATCTTTTTCTGATTCGGTTAGGTTTTTTTGTTCCATATAACTTTCTATGAAATTTGCAACTTCTTCAATATCATCTTTCGATGTTGTGATGTGATCACCGGCCCATGCGTGTTCTCCCGTAACTAATTTTGGGAAATCGGGGTGGTGTTTAAATGATAAGATTATTTCAATATCGTTCTTTATTTGAGTTAAATTACTCAATACCATATATGTACCAGTTTCTGAAATATGCTCTTCTTGAGCTTCTTTGATACATTTTTTAATAAGTTCGTTGATGTTCATTTTTATAAATATTTAGTTAATTAGAAGGATACATCGTAATCATCCTCAGAAAAAGATATATTAATTTGTCTACGAACTGTGTTAATATTCCATCCGGTTATAATTTCAGATATTCCTTCATCCATATAGTAATTACTTATTTGTTCCATGTATTTTTCTAACCGAGCATAATCTTTCCAGCTAATATTACCCCTTGCGTCTTCCCAAAAATCAATGATAAGTTCACCATCTTCGTAGTATACTTCGTTAACACCATCACCCACAAAACTAAATAATTCTTTTATAGTATCTTCAGACGCTATGTGAACTTCTTTTACATCTTGATTAACCCCACCACTAAGAACAAAAAGGGGTAACGCTGATTCACCACTTTCAGTGATGCGTTCTTCTTGTGTTTCAATAATACATTTTCTAATAAGTTCTTTAAGGTTCATTTTAAATATTTTTATCTTTCTGAAACAATTTCAAATTTTATTAAATCCTTATAGAAGATTTCCTCATTATGCGTTTTACCCTTTATTTCAACCCAGTATTCTCTAGGAATCATTATTGAAGTGTCTAAAAAGAATGAATTTTCATTGGTTTTATCTAGCTGAGTCCATTCAAATACATTAACCTGGGTTTTACCCTCTTTAACAAATATTCTATAATAAACCTCGTCAAATAGTACTGATTTTGGATAATCTAAGGATCTAAACGTCACAACCACCTTTCTATTTTCACCAGATTTTATTTTTTCGTTTAATTGTAACCCGAAAAATTGGATAACATATCTCTGTAATTCAACCGGATTAGCGCCAATAGTGTATAACGAAGTATATGGCTTAGGTACAAATTTTTGAGTAAGATTATCGATTGATACGCCGTCTATAGACAAACCTTTCCATTTATCAAAATAAAAGCGTTTCCCGTCGCATAGAAGCCCCGAAAGACCAAAGGTGACCTTGTATATCCCTTTGCGTATTTTCGTCGTTGTAAGGTTACCTAAACCCGAAATAACAGCATTATTATAATCTAAGATATCAACCGTAGGTAAACTATCTAAATCGTAGTAATTTGAACCTTTAGTTACGTATAAATAAAGATTTTGATTTACCTCAGCGATAAAGTTATCTCTATTATCATCAATTCTATCGTCAAATACGGTTTCAACGAATGGTTCAAAAAAGGTTTGTGTGTATTTTGTAAAAAATGAAACAGATTGGTCGATTGCTGGGGATAAATCTTGATATAAAACACTAAATGCTATACCAAGACCATGATTGGTGTTTCCGCTAACCACTATGCTATTAACATAGTCAGTTATATCGACATCTAAATTCTCATCACCATTATCCATGCTAATGGTTCCAATAACCGTTGGAGATGTGCTATAAACACCTTCAGAAGACCAAGAATCTAAAGTAGTTCTATTAAACCAGTTAGACGGTCTCTCGTCGAATGTTTCGTTCCCAGACGTGAAATCATATACTTGTTCGTAATCGAAACCAACACCCTCATCCCAATATTCGGTTATTTTAAAAATGATTAAATCAAAAGAGGTGGCTCTTTCTCTACCAGAACCTCTTTTTTGCCCCAAAAACGCTTCATCACCAAAAATGGTGTTTGTCATTTTAAGGTAATGTTTTGTGTTACCATTAACAACGTAGTCCCCGCCATCAACTTTTGCTTTTAAATCTGTTAAATCGACTTTAAAAATAAATTTTGAGAATCCGGAACCATAAAATATCTCAGTATTAGGGTTTTTAGCCGTGTTAATCTGAGAATTTTTTATTATAGTGTTGTTTTTTTCAAAGTATGAACGAAAATATGACATCTTTTTATTTAATAAATATCGAATTAGTTGATTCTAATTGATTTATTAACCATGTCATTTGGCATTTTAGTTTTAAGGTCCCTAATTTTATCTTTTAGGGCTTGTGGCCATGCAGGGGTGGTACCTATCCCGTGCCTATGTTCTAATAACATTTCAACCATTAATTCAAGTATTTCAATTAATTTTTCGCCCCTAACTGATGACCAAGTATTTGGTTCAATTCTTTCAATATAATCAAATTGGTCAAGTTCATATTTGTTTAAATTAGGGAAATCTACACTTTTACCACTACCACCATTTGTTTCAGTTGAAAGAATAAAAAATTTATCCGCCATAACAGAACCAATGGATTGTTCTATATAATCTTCTCTTAAAATTTTACCCTTAGCATCATAAACAATGTTTTTATTTCTAACGTATTGATTTGTCTTTTTAAGTTTTGAAATTACAGGATCGGCAGATGTTTCATCAAAAAACAATCCGTAATTTTTTCTAGGTTTAACAACTATATTTTCAAGAAATTTAACCTTATTTGATTTACCTAAATTTGTTGGGGTTTCTCTTCTAACTAATGAGTTTGGTGAAACAACTGGTCTAAAATAAAATGGATGTGCGGTTTTATTTGGCAGGGTTGATGATATCACATTCATTTTTTCATTATCTAAATTAGCAATAAATGTTCTTACTTCAGCATACGCCTCTTCTATTGAATCGACTTCAATCTCATCTTGATAAATTAATTTAATATTTGCACCAAAATTAGTTGTTTCCTGATTAAAGATATCTGTTTTATATTTGTCACCTTCACCAGTAATAACCTCGTAAATTGTCATTGTTACACCTGTAGGAGATTCAAAATCGTTTAAATCGTATTCTACAATGTGCTTTAAATCCATTCGACTTATTTTATCCACAAATGTTGTTTCAGTGAATAATTCAGCAGTATATGGATATTTCTTTAAAGATAATTTAGCTTCTTTTCTACCGCGGTAGGGATATATGCTTAATTTTTCTTTTATTGTTTTACTTTTTGTTTCTTTAGATATAAATTTTCCCGCACGTAATTGAGCTCCGCCTTCAGTTAATAATAAATCTGAACCATAATTACCGTTTATAGCTATATCGCCTAATTTAGCCATTGTACCAACGGATTTGGCTTCAACGTAATTGTCCTCAAAAGATAATTTAGACCCGCTAAAACTTTTGATATCTGGTTTAGGGATACTACCAACACCATAAGATGTATACGTTAATTGACTACTAAATGATTGTGATGGAAAATCGTGTGAAGTTGTAAATGGTCCTGGGATATATTCTTGGTTTGTTAAACCATCAGATTCTGCAATGTGTTTTATAATTTTAACAGCACCTTTAACTTCTGGAATGATATTAATATGTGTCGGTAAAAAAGGTAATGCAACAGTTGGGTCGTTTTTATCCCAAGCAGGACCAGTATATGCTCTTTGTTTTGTAGCAATATTATCATCAAAAGAAAAATAGCGTATTCTACCAATTCCTTGTGGATCTAAAATATCTATAACCGTACCAACATCAATTATTTTCATTTTATTCTTTTACCTATTTCGTTATTAACTTCGTTATATAAATCTTCCACACCTTCCATATGTCGAGTTAAGTCAATTATTAATTTTTTTGTTTTTTCAAATTCATCAATTAAAAAATTTCTAGCATCAATAAGTGATGAATTTGAATGATTTTTCACATCATTAGCTATTTCAATTACTTTATCTTTTTCCATTTAATTACGACATTAAACCGGTTCCTCTAACCAATGGTGTTATTAGTGCCGCACCACCTGCTGGTGCGACTGGTATTGATGTGGCGTCTAAACTAATTTGAACAAATGAGTTAGTATTCATTTCACTATGCCAACCTTTAAGTGTTTCTTCTAATGTGGCTAGTAAATTGTTATCTCCAGGTTCAAAGAAATCGCCAGTGGTTATACCCCTACTCTCTAAACCTTGAGCAACCTCAATTAATGCTCTATCGACACTAAATCCTGGTCGTAGTTTTGCTAATTGTAACATTAAGCTAGGCACCTTTTGACTAATACCAACTCTAAGTAAATCAATTAATTTTAAAAGTTGTTCATATAATTCAGCACAACTTGATATACCAATAAATGGTATCGCGTATTTTAAGAAAGCGAGTAAACTTTTAATCACTTTAAGATATTTTTCTTTTGATGTTTTAAAAATTTTTGGGACCAATGAAATAATTAAAGCAATTAGTTCTGGTTTAACTTTAGTCCAAAATATTGTTATAAATTTAAAAAACAAATCTTGTAAAATGTTATAAAATAATTTGTAGAAATTTTTAACTAATTGTTTAGCACTAACAAATGCTGACGAAACTCCGGCTTTAAGTGTTTTCCATAATATCACTAACGGTAAAAATATTTTAGCCGAAAATATTGAACCTAACAATGCTTTTGGTAGATTAAAAATTGACATAAGATTCATTGATATGCGTAAATTATCAATTGGAATTGAACCGCCTGACGCATTATACGCATCTTTTGCCATTTTATTTAATATTGAATTATAAGCATCTAATGTGTTTTTCTTGGATAGTAATGAAAAATCCTCAATATGATTTGGATTAACTGGAACTTCAAAGTTATTACAATCAGTAAACCTCAAAACTCTTTTGAATCTCAGTGCCTCATCATCTAAATCAATACCATCCAAATCGTCTGTGTCAAAAAACATTTGCTCATCAACATCATCTTCATTAAACTGGTCTTTTGGATTTTGTTGTAATTCATCATCTTTTTTAGGTTTACCGCAGGCACAAGTTATTTTTTGTAATATTCGATTTAAATTATTCATATTAATATCGAATTCTTTTGGTTGTGAGCCATCACCAGCTAATAACATTGATACACTATTTTTTAGAATATCACTTGGTTGGGGGAATTCGATTGTTTCATAATATTGTGTTATAAATTGGTCTATTGTTGTAATACCGGCTCCTTGTAATCCACTTAAATTATATTGTTGACTTCCACTATCCCAATCCATTGTAAATAAATCATTACCTGAATTACTAGTAAATGTGTAATTAGTACCGCTATCAAAACTTTGATATAGGTCTTTATTCATTTTTGTTTTATTCCTAGATGTGGTATCTTCGTAAACTAAATTACCCATTGTTGATGCTGGGTCCATTTTTAAAGTACCTAAAAAATCAAATTCACTTGGTTTTATACTTAATGCGTCCATTGGCATTTTAGAACCTGAACCACAACCAAAATCATTATCATTTGCGAATAAAACAGCTTTAACATTATCAATTACAACTTGTTTTATTTGTTTAGTCGTTTCGTTAACCGATTCTCTAGTGTATTTTCGAATCTTACTCTCACCTTTTACAGGTTCTGTTTTTAAAATTTTATTAAGGTCACCTATTAGGTTTTCAAATACATTATTAAAATTAGGTATTTTTTGTTTTGCTTTGTCGGCAAAATCCTGTGCTTTTTTACCAACGTTTTTACTTAACTCTTTGGCATCGTCGTCAAGTTTTTTGGTTAGATTTTTTAACCCGTCTTTTTTCTCCACAATTGTGGTTAACGCAGCAAACTTACCTTTAGCATCACTCCTTAATTTTTTTAAATCAGCCATTATAATGAGTATTTTTCGCCGCTTTTATCCTTATCGTCTTCATTGACTAATTTGTCTAGGATTTCCCTATCTTCATCACTTAACGTTAATTTACCAGGTGAAAATTTGTTACTGTCACTAGCACCTTTTTGAATAAGGTTAGTTTGTATTTTTACAAGTGATATTTTCTTTTCAGTACACTCGTTTAATATCTTTTGCTGTTCTTTAATAACTGGTCCAATAACTGACATATCCTCAGATTCTTTCATAAATGATAGCATCTTTTTCATTATCAGTGTGGCTGTATTTTTTTGTTCTACAATATCGTTATAGATTTCCTGCATTAGTGCTAAAGCTGAGTCAGTTTCTAATGCTATGTTTTTTCTTATCGTTCTCATACTAATAAATAGATTTTAATCCAAAAACCCACCTAAAATTCCTTCATAAAGTGTTCGGTATCTTTTTAGGGATATTCTAATTTCTTTAGTAGATAGTGATGTCATTTCACGTAATGACAATAAAATTAAGTTTTTGTTGAATTTATTACCTTCCCCAACTTGGAATATTTTGTCAAAATTGTTGAAGATTTCTAACAAAGCGTAACCTAGTTTTCTTTCGTTGTCTGTTAGATTTTCAGTTTCAACAAATTTGTCTAATTCTATTGTGAATTTAATAATGATATCTCGGTAGTCAATTTGGTCTTCGTCAATATAATAAGCCAAGTCAGATCTTTCCTCAATATCGGAAGAAATATCCTCATAGGATACACTTCTGTTTTGGTCTTTAGTATCCTTTTGAATAGCCCCCATAAGGTAGTTCTTACATATAGTTCCAAAATAAGAATACGCTTTATGGTTTTTGGTGTGATCAAATTTGTTCATTTTTGTAATTAAAAAAGACATTGTATCAGTATGTAAATCACTGAATTCATAATCTTTTCTATACAATTTATATCTTCTGATGATGCTTTCCACCATCGTGATGAGAGGTTCTCTTAAATATTCATTGAATATCTTGTTTCTTTCTGCTTCGTCAGTACTTTCTAAGTAATTAACTACTGCCTTTTCTTGATCCTCCCCAAAATAAATTTTTTGGGTACGTTTTCTAGGCATTTTTTTAATCTACATAGTTTATTTCGCGCTTATTTTTATAAAAAAATTCTTTTTTAGCCGTTTCTAACCAGAATTTAACTTCTTTTTCCGTCAATTTTTCTTTTTCATCATTTTTATAATTCCAAAATAAAGAATCTTCTCTTAAATTAACGTGTCTGTAACCAATTTTAGGAACACTCATAACATTTACACCGTTATTTGTTAAACGTAACAATAATTCATATGAAAAAGTCAGTTTAATATTACTTTTAAATGATCCGTTATTTTTAATAACACTAGTTCTATATAAACCACCGCTCGTTTGATAGTTTTGATATTCTAATAAAACCTCATTATCTAAAACGCCTTGCTTATCTGAAAATCCGTAAGCCCAGACAGATTCGTTTGTGAAACTAGCAAATTCACCTTCCGGATCAATGTCTTTAACGATGGTTAAAAAAACATCAACATCTGGATATTCGGTTACGTATTCATTCATACTTTTTAACCAAGGTTTTTGATACTCGTCGTCAACTTCTAAAATTGAAAACCATTCAGTATCACAAGCATCGATGCCCAAGTTTATTTGACTACAAAAATCGGTTTCTTTTGATGTGTTATAAATAACCTCAACCTCTAATTTTTGACCAAAATTGAATTCTTTAATTTTTTTATTTAATTTTTCAGGACAAATAATTTTAACTTTAACATCGTTATGAAATTCTTTGACAGAATCTAATGCGTTTTCTAGCATCTTATCATAATCATTGTCTAACTTATGTACTGGAACTAAAATTGTTATATTTTTCATATTTCTTCTTCTACTTTTAATTTATCTAGTGCAGTAGTAATTGATTCTTTTCTTTTATTTCTTAATGAATTAAAGATTGAAACAGTATTTTGTGCAGTTATTTCTTTATTATATGGGGTTAAGGTTTCTTTCATTTTTTCTTTAACATCGTCTCCGATTTCAACACCCTCTAACCAAGCTAAACAATATGTACCCAATAAATCGACTACTTTATTGATGTCATATGTCCACATACCATTCTCACCTAACCAATCAGGTTCCGTTGTTGGTATTTTACCAATTACCGGTACACCACATTTCATAGATTCTAAAGGGAAAGTTCCAAACGTACTTTCATCATCAATCCAAACAGATACAAAACATTCTTTTAACGATTCAGCAAATTCATCATAGGACATTTGAACCATGTCTCTAAATGTTACCCATCTTAATTGTGGGTATTTCAAGTAGAATTCTGAAATTAGTTTTCTGTGTTGTAATCTATCTCTACTTGAAATGGCGATATATGGTTTTAATGGTTTTTTACTTTCACTAAAAATATCATCAATGATTGGTGGTAATAGGTAAACCAAAGTTTCTGGAAAATATTTTTTAATATATTCCTTAGACGCTGCGGTGGTTGCGATTGCTTTATCAAAACCAAATTCAGCCCACTTACTACCAATAGATAATGTTTCAAAAATATATTCTTTTTGCTGTACTAACATTACCTTAATACAACGAATATTAGATAATTGCTGTAAAACATTAGAATAATATTCTGGCACAACTATCATGTCGTCAATTTTAATTTCAATTTTATCATCTTTAATTGAAACGACTTCAAGATCGTTATATCTATCACCTAACCAACTACTGACACTTGGATAGTTTTTATCTTCAACTAGTATTTTACTATTGAATCCGTTTTGTTTTGTAATTAGCGCTAAATCGTATATATGTTTTACTGCGGCTCTTGCGTTGCCTTTTGTGTCGTAACATAAAAAATAAACAACACTTTGGTTGTTATCTAATCTACTTAAAGCATCTTCTAATTTTTCGATGTTTTTTAATTTTTCACTCATTGTCTTCGATTATTATTCCGTATTTTATTAATGTGTTAAATGCTAACCTAAATGATATTGATGTATTTTTTTGACCAAAGACACCCATTTCTTCATCGACTTCGTCAATCTCGCCAAGGATTCTATCAATCGCCATTTTTACCATTTCGTATTTAAAGACATTTATCTCTACAATATCTTTTCCATCCTCATCTTGAATATTATCACCAGTTTTACAAACCGCAACCGCAGCATCTAAATCTAGATAGTAATTCTTCCCAAAAATTTCTCCCATTCTAATTATTTTCTATTAATTTATTTTCATCAAAAGTTATAGGTGCTTGACCTTCAATCAATTTATTTATTTTTTTGTCATAAGTAAAGTGTTGGTTATACTTTGTTTCGAACAATTGGAACTCCTTACCCTCTGGACAGGATTCCATTATTTGTTTGTTATCACTAATCCATATGTCGACATTTTCCCATTCTTTTGAAATGTTATCAGATGTTATAAATTTGACATTATTAACCATGCAACCATTTCTAGATAAGAAAAAGAATGTTGCTGGTCTAGATTTACCAAATTCATCTAAACCGACCAAGGTTACGTTATGTGTGGGATTTTCGTGTATGTACTTATTTAAGTCATTTATTGCACCATTATAACTAACTGGTGAATGACCATACAACTCCATAGGATATTCTATATACCTGAAAAAATCATACTCTTCTTTTGATTGAAAAGTAAAACAATTCATTAAACTGTCATTAGCTATTGGCTCAATAACTTTATACTCGAAAGATTCATCGGGATTTTCTACGTCAACATACGCTTGCTCGTAGTGATAATGGAACCGGCTTACAAAATTACGTAAGACACCATCAATTGATATATAAACATTCATATACCAAATATAGTCCCTACATTATTTAAAGTAAATGCTATTCGTATCTATTTAAAATTTCAGAAATGATGGGGTTTCTAACAATATCCTCCATACCAAATTCAAAAACTCCAATACCTTTAACATCACCTAATCTTTTCTTTGCGTCATAAAGACCTGACTTTGTTTTATCTTTAAATTTGTCAGATTGTTCTAAGTCACCAGAAAGAAAAAACTTTGAGTTGTAACCGATACGTGTTAACAATAATTTGATTTGTGAAGGTGTAGCATTTTGTGCTTCTTCAAAAACTAAAATGGTGTTGTCAACGTTCCATCCGCGCATATAAGCTAACGCTGCAACTTCAATATAACCTTCATCTTTTAGTTTTTCTCTAGCATCCTTACCAATTATTTTGTTTAACAAATAATATGATGGGTAAATGTATGGATCTAGTTTTTCTTCTAAACCACCAGGTAAAGAACCTAATTTCTCTTCGGCTTCAACGGCCGGTCTAACAATAATAATTTTTTCGTATTTGTTGGAATCATCATATAATAAATCAACTGCTCTTTTCATTGCAATATATGATTTACCGACTCCAGCAGGACCAAAACATAATGTGATTTGATTATCACCTAAAATGTCCCAATATATTTCTTGATTCCTTGTTAAAAACTTTTCTTTTGGTTTTTTAATAATCTCTCGGATTCTTTGTTTATGTGGTGTTTTTTTCTCTTCAACTAAAACAACAGTATTTGTTGATTCTCTTCTACTTTTCGGTTTTAATGCCAAAATTTTTAGTTTTAAATTTCAATTATTATTTGTTTATAAATATCATAGAATTCCACTTGAACCAAAACCACCAGCACCTCTAGTGGTTTCATTTAAAGATTCAGTTGATTCTAAATAAACCTTACCTTCCCCAAAAACAGGACACAAAACACCTTGTGCTATCCTGTCACCATTATTTATAACAAATGGTTCTTCTCCCAAATTAATAAGTGGCACTTTAACTTCACCCCTGTAATGACTATCCACAGTTCCAGGGGTATTTAACACTGTAATCCCGTTTTTAACCGCCAAACCGCTGCGTGGTCTAACTTGTACTTCAAAACCCTTTTCCATCTGAAAATGAAGCCCCGTAGGTACTAAAAAACGCTTAAAAGGTAATAGTGTAATTGGTTCTTCGAGGTTTGCTCTTAAATCAAATCCACTATCACCTTCGTTAGCAAATGTAGGGTCAGGGTTTTTAGAATTATTTACAAATTTAAGTGTGAGTTTATTAAATTCTGTTTGTTGCTCATTGAGGATTAAATTACTTATTCCAGCCAATGTTTCATCAATGTCTTTAAAATAGTCCTCACCAACGTTTTCATCGCTTTGAAGCGTTTCTTCGTATTCTTGAAGTTTCTCGATAAATTTTTCTAAATCGTCCCTATCCATAATTTTTACTTTTTATAATATTCTGGTGTATTTTTTTCATCGATTACACATTCGATTGGCATTTTAGCGACGCTTAAACTTTCGCTACCTCTAATATCGCCAGCGCGATAATTCGCAGCAACAATAGTTGCTTCTTCCACTGATTCGGCTTGTAACACGTATTTGACTTTTTTAACACGTGGGTTACCTTCTCTGTCCATTTGTTCGGTTTCATAACCGATAGTTACTAAGTAGTACATAATTGTTTGTTTTATTTAATTGATTTAAGAAATTGAACTCTATCTTGGCAAACTTTTTTTAACGAATATTTGTCTTTAACGGTTTCATATAAACGATTACCTAAATCTTCAATCATATTTGGATTGTCAATTAATCGTTTCATATGTTGCGCCCATTGTTTGTGGTTTTTGTTCTGTGAAACTAATAACGCATTACCGTCAGTAAATTCCCCATTACTTACCGCTGATTTTAAATCAAGCGAATATGGATTAGTTTCACTAGCAATTACCGCTTTTTTATGGAATCCCGCCTCAATAACTTTGAGTTGTGATTTACACCCATTAAAAAATGAATCTACCAATGGAGTCAAAGATACATCAAAATTGTTGTAATTAGATGCGTAAGTGCTAATATTTTTTGTCCATCTTCTTCTATATGGTTGATTTACATCATCGTAATCACCTTCCTTATATTGTAAAAGATACTTTATGTATTCTGGATCTAAAGTTTTATATTTATCTGTGAAAATATCTTCATATACTTTCCAAACAGTTTCTTCTGGTTTAATGTCCCTAACCCTTTTTTGACCAGTATTCTTATCAATTTCAGTTACACTTCCTCTAGTATCAAAACCACACAGAACAAATTGAACCTTACCCTTATGTGAATTATGAATACTTGATATATTACCACGCATCAATTCTAAATCATGCAAATGTGAGGACCCACCAAGCCATCCAAAACGGATTAATTCAGATTTAGTTGATTTTGGTTGGAATTGAGGTTCTGTATCATCAACGGCGTTTGGAAAAATGTGGATGTTTTTTAATCCTAACCTTTCTTTAATCACCTGAGCAAATAAAGGAGTTGTTGTTGTAACATAATCCGCCGCTTTTAATAATTGAACTTTTTTTTCTGGTAATTTAGTTGAAACAATTTGATGATATGCTGGATGTCTTTGGTCTACTAACCAATAGTCATCAATATCGACAATGACCTTAATACCTTTAGCTTTTAACCAAGCGATTCTTTCTAAATTTCTTTCGTAAGTGCTTTTGTGGATAAAACTATGTAAAACAACTATATCATAGTTCTCAAATATTTTATCATCATCTGCTACGTCCATGACAATATCGACATGGAATTCTTCGCCGTAATTGGAACCAATGAATCTGTACGGGTCTAGTACCCTGTACTTACCTACGCCATGGGCGTCTGAAGGAATTGCTAATACTCTTATTTTAGACATTTTATATTACTTGTATGTCTATGATAAGAAATTAAAATAAAAAAGGAAAGTTATTTTGCTTTATTTACCCCTGTGATTTTACCTTTAAAAATTGAATCACCAACCTTTAATACTAAGTTTTCGTTAATAGTACTAGTTTGATGTGCAGCTAATAATTGGTTTAACTTTTCGTCCATAACCTTTCTAACTGTATTTTCAATTAATGTAGCAATTGAATTTATATCAACATTTGAAGTTGATGCTTGGGGTTGTCTTTGACCTGTAGGTTTAGATGAAATAACACCTTCTTCTCTCATTAGGTTTTTCGCTTTGTTTACGAAATCCATATCCAAAGTTTCTGAAAGTGAAATTTGTGGTATTGGGTTCTCAATCATAGCTTTTTTTATATTATCAGGTAATTTCGACTTATTAATTAAATCGGGATCATTTGATGGATTCGCTCTTCTAGTCGGCGCTGGTGTATCCATTGACTGTACGTCTTCTGGTGATGATCTTAATATATTTTCATTGATGTGACCTCTTTCAAAGTTACCACCATCAACCTTATTCATTACTTTTTTTGCATTAACTAATTTTTGCATTAAGTCGTTTGATGTAATTGCTCCGTTTCCCATAATGTTATAAATATATTTTATTATTTAATTAAAATAAAGTTAAAGATACTCCATTTTATTAAATAGTTTTTTTATTCTACCTAAAACACCTTCATTTAAATCCTCATTATCTTCTGGGGCTTCTTCTGGTTTATTGGTTTTAGGTATTTCTGGTAGTTTTGGTTTTTCTTGTGTTTCTGGCTGCTCTGGCTCGGGTTCTACCTTTTTACTTTGTACTGGTTTTTTAGGTGGTTTACCAATAGCCGTTGGTAATATGATTTCTGGCTCAGGTTTTTTATTTGCATTCTTTCTCATAAACTCTTTAGCTTTTGCGGTTTCTTTATCAACAATTGCTTTTGATATGTCATCTACTAAAGAATCGATACTTTTTGTAACTTCTTTTTTCTTATCGGTTAAATCTTTTAAAATATTAAGGTATTTTTCTTCATCTGGAGTACCGGTACCTTTCACTTTTTTATATTCATTATTATTTAACACCATATCGTTTTGGATATTTGCCAGATCATCCTGAAGTGTTCCTATTTCTTTGTCGAAATTTCTTGTTTGTTTTGTAACTGTAACGGTTTTTGTTGGTTTCTTTTCTTTATCAACCTTTTGTAACGGCTCTATGTTAATTTTAGTTTTAGGTCTATTCAATTTTTGACTAAAATCAGTTGTAACATAAGTAATACTCATTAAAGCGTCATCACCACCGCCATTATAGAGTGGTCTAGGTTCATCAAAAAACTCGTTAGTTTGAATTTGAACAGATGACATTCTAGCTAACATAAACGTTCTCCATCTATGATTTGGTGT